GTCGAGGCGCTCACGCTCGGCGCGCGCTGCGGCGGCCTGCTCGTTGGCGGCGCGCTCGGCGGCGGCCTGGCGCTCCGCTTCCTCGGCGTCGGCTTTGACCTTCGCGGCGGCGGCCTGCTCGGCGACCAGCTTCTCCTTCGCAGCGGCGATCTCGGCCCGCTCCGCATCCAGCTGTGCCTTTGCTTCGGCGGCGGCGCGGTCGATAGCAGCCTGCTGGTCGGCCAGTCGCTGGGCCGTGGCCGCATTCTCGGCGGCGATGCGCGCATTCTCCGCAGCCTCTTCGGCACGGCGCTGGTCGGCAGCAGCCTGCTCGGCGGCGAGGCGCGCGGCCTCGGCGACGCGCGCAGCTTCCGCTTCGGCAGCAGCTACCTCGCGCTGCTGCGCGGCGCCGAACATCGCCACCAACTCCTGGCCGGCGGCGTCCAGTGCAATGCGCGCCTCATCGGTGAATTCCGCGAACTCCTCCTTGGCGATCACCCGGGCGGCCACTCGCTCCAGCAGCGCGCGCAATTCGTCGGATGACTTGCCTTCCGCACGCGAGGGCAGGGCGCGGATTGTTTCGATGGCTGCTTTAATGCCGCCTATGCGCTCCGCTTCCGCGCGCTCCTTTGCCGCCTTGATTTCCGCCTTGCGCTTCTCTTCGGCCTTGATAGCCGCGTCGAATTTCCCCTCGTATGGCGCCGCTTCCTCGACAATCTCCTTGAAGGTCGAGTCAATCAGGCGGCCGATTTGAAGGATAGGGGCTTTACGCGCAGTCTTTGTTTTTTCGACATCGAGGCGCACATCGTCGCGGAACCCGGCGCGATACTTCACGGCGATCGCCATGCCCTCGGTAGTGCTGATGTCAACGTATCGGTGCGGTGCGTCGAAGGTGCGCTTATCTTCGAAGTGGATCGTATCGGCTTCGGCCTTCAGTGCCGCCAGCTTGCTGCGGAAGGGCGCGAACACTTGGGCCACGTATTCCTCGGGTTTGATGGTCAGCAGGGAAAGCGGGTTGATTTCTTCGGGCACGGCCGGCGCGGGGATCAAATCCGGCTTGAGCATATCGGTTGTCATTTCCATTTGAGGCTCCTAGTTTTTATACTGCGGTTTTGAGAAAAGCGGTGCGCCAGTCGGCGACGGGTGCGGCGGCGGGTGCTGCGGTTGCTGGCGTGGGTGCCGGCATTGGCGCCGGGCCGTAGCGCAGCAAGCGCATATTGGCTTCGACCATGGCGTCAAACTTCGCCAATCGCAGCACCATGTCATCGATGAATGCGTCGTCGCGCATCACGCGCTTGATGTACAGGTCCTTGTTGATTGCAGCCAGGTCTGGCGCGTACATCAGAAAATCGCACCACTTGCGGCCGGTGATCCACATGCCGCCCTGCATTTGGTGCATGTATTCGGACACGTCGCCAGTGACCCACATCTCGATAATCTTGGCGCTGTCGATGGGCGCCTTCACTTCGATCAGCCCATCGTCATCCACCAGGCCATCAGTCGAGTACCCGAAAATTTCATCATCGGTCAGGCAGATGCCGGCCTCGGTGACGAGCGCCTCCATACGAGCCTCGTAGTGCATGCGCGCCAGCTCTTCCATCTTGTGCCCGCGTTCCAGCACCCATGCGCGCGCCGGCTCGCCGAAGGGGCTGCCGCTGATGCGCTCGATGGTCAGGTCGGCGGCGTAGCGCTTGGCGATATCGGACGGCACGGCAGTGTCTTCGCCCAGAAGGGCCCGGCGCACCAGATCCGACGAAGGGAGGACTTTGTAGCCTGCTTTGGCGGCGGCGTCTGGCTTGTCCATGCCGCCACGCACCAGGGCGACGTATTTAGCCTGACGCTCATCCAGCCCGCCGACGGTGCTGATCGCGTCAGCGAAGCGGGAGGCGGTGATCTTGCCGCAGCGGGAGGTGTGCCATTCCGGCGTTCCTTGTGCGCACGTCACGAATTTCATTGCGCACTCCGCGCCAGGTCGGCGGCCAGCGCCTCGTCGTCGGTCATCGCGACGCCAGTCGGCTCCATTTCGACGGTATGCGCTTCGGCGGCCCGCTTCGCCAGATCGGCCAGCTTCATGCCGTGAGCGATCATCGCGTCTTTGAGTCGCTTGTGATCGGCTGGCTGGCCCGCGAGCGCGGAGTTGTTTTCCTGCCAATAGGCCTTTGCGTCAGCGGCCGTCGTGGTGCGCAGCACTTCCGCAATCATCGGCGCGACGTCCACCCAGTTGTCCGGGCGATCAGGCGCTAAGCCTTCGCCTGTCGTGTTCAGATGTGTCATGGCGGCGTCGAGGCGCTCGGTCTTAGGCCACAGCTTGTATGCCCGTTTGATGACCGTCTTCTTGATCATTTCGCCCTCGTCGCTGGCCCACGGTGTGCTCTTGATCTTCTTGGCGCAAAAAGCCTTCCAACCTTCGGAGCGGTCGCGGATGCTGCAAACCTCGTCCATATCCATCATCGTGGTCAGGAAGTCGCCGTTGTGCAACTTCGCGACAACGTAGGCCCCGATGATCAGGCCACGGTTCTTGCCGAACGGCTCGAATTCATGGACCGGCTGCTTGTCCATGCCGACGCGCTTAAACAGGTCGTGCTCGCGCACCAGCTCAGCCTGGCCCCAAAGGATCGACCCCGAGGCCACGGCCAGATCGAGCAGGCCGATGTAGCTGATGTCCAGGCAGATTTGACCGTCACGCGGCACGAGGTAGGCCTGCTTGCGGGCGGGGTTCAGGCTAATGCCGATCGCGGCCATATTGGTGACGGCGTTGATCACCGACGCCTTGTTCTTCATGGCGACGCCGAGTGTGTAATCGTTCTTCTGCAGCTGCTGGATGGCGAATCCTGACTCCCGCTCAAAACTCAGACTGCGGTCGCCGAGCACGCGGGAGAAATCCTCGCGAGCTTCTTGAATTGCGCCAGTGACTATGGCGAGGGCGTTACTCATTTTCTTCTCCGGTGTAACTTCGTTAAGCTGCATTCAGCAGGGCAAGGCGTACAGCGTGTTGCGGGCGGTGGCCGGCGCGCAGGTTGCGCAGCGCCTGGCCGGCGATGTGGGCGAGGGCGGTCATTTGTCCGACTTCCCGGCCCACGCCGCCTGGTCGCGCTGCGCCGCCTCTTCGTCGGCCTGCTGCATGAAGGCGTAGGCGCTGCCGATCAGCATTCCCAGCAGAGCGATGGTCAGGGCGTCACGCAGCTTCACTGTCGCCTCCGATCTGCCGCGCGGCGACGTGCTGCAGTGCCACCTCGCGGCGCTCCTGAAGAACCTTCTGGATTTCCGCGTTCCGAGCGTTGGTCGGCACACCCAGGCCTTCCAGCGCCAATTCCATCAGCCGGATCTGGCGGCTTATTCGATGATTCGGGCGGCGGCACAGCTTGACGATGCGCACGAGCGCTCTCTGTTCACGCGTCATGGCATCACCACCGGCGGAAGCACCAGGTCGACCAGCCATTGCGACAGCACGGTCAGCAGCAGCACGGCGCCGAGCATTACGCGAGGGTGACGGCTGCACCAGTCGCCCGGCGTGCCGAAGAGGAAGCGCGCCATCATGCAAACACCTGCGTTTGCGAGAGGCTTTTAGCGCGTGGAGGGCGCACCTTGAAGCCGCAGGCAATTAGATTTTGTACGAGGACCGCCGGCACATTGGTCCAGAAAAGGCCGCCCGGGTATTTTGCTTGCCAGTGATTCGTGCTGTTCATCCTGCGCTCCCTATTGACTTCGTTGTTCGGGGAGCGCGTACGCCGCTCTCTGCGTGTGGTGCTTCGGTACTGGCGCGGTCTGCTGCCGGCACTCCGCGAGGCGTGCGTACTGGCGCATTCCCTACTGGTTCACTACATGGCAGGCGGCTGATGGTTGGCCGGACAGTCCAACTTATCCGAATGCTCGTTCCGCTTTCCTCCCCATTGAGCCTTTTCAGGTTGTCTCCGGGCGGGGCAATCAACCGCCTGCCATGTGGTCCCGCGCTTGCCCTTGCGGGCCGACTGCGCGGGGAGTCGAGGCATTTCAGATCCTGCTGGGCGCATTTCTATCGCCTGGCCGACGGCTATCGCTGCGTTGTGCACCGGGGCAGCGCGCTCCGGTTTCGGTTCAAGGTGGCTCGGCCGCAAAGTTGCGCTGCCACTGCAGGCGCTCGGCCCGGGCGTCCTGCTGCGACACCAGCTTCAGTTCGTGCGCGCTGGGCAGATGGCGGTCGCACCAATCGCTCATCTGGCGCAACTGCTCCCGCGTCAGCCAGACAGCGATGTCGATCTGGTCCAGCGCGCCGGTGAGCGCCGCGTGTTCAACTTCGTAGCCGGCAGCGTCCAGCGTGCCGTACAGGTCGATCCGCAAGCCGTCATGCTCGTAGCCGGCGCGCAGCAGTCGGGCGGCGGTTGGGACCAGCGGCTGCTGGACCACGTACACGGTGCGCAGCGGCTCGTCACCTTGAGTCACCGGCGCGGCGACCTGGCCGGCGCGCAGCTGGAGCAGGGCAGCGGAAATAGGGGCGTTCACAGCGTCTCCGCGTCTATCTGTTCGTAAGCCAGCGCCAAGAGGTCGGCACGGTACGAGTTCACCTCGCCGAACAGCGCGCACGGCACCTTCACCGGCTGCAAGTCCTGCTTGCGGCTCAACGCGGAGGCGCGGCGGCCGATGCGGTTCATGTCGGTAATCGAGAGCGAAATGTCGCGCTCGGCGCACAGCTGGGCGACGGTCTGCATGCCGTTCTCGCCCATCGCTACTGGCAACGACTTCACCAGCTCCAGGCGGCGCGCCGGCGCGGTCATTTGCTCAGCGGCTAACTGCATTACGTTCATGCCGGCAGCACTCGGTAGACCAACGATCAGGGCGATCATTTGCGCACCTGGGCGGCATAGGCGGCATCGCCGCGGTGGGTTGCTTCTGCGAGTGCTGCAAGTTCAGCTGGGGACATTTCGTTCTCCATCGGTGTGTCGATGGATGAATAATAGCAAAGCTATTTTTAATATGCAATAGCGATGCTATTAAAGAATTCGGTAGCGTTGCTATTTATCGAAAAATCAGAGTTGCTGGCTTAGAAGGGAGTTTCGCCAGCTTGAACTGGTAGCGCCGCCATCTGCCAGTCAATCTCATCCGTATTGATGTGTTTGATGATGTTGGTGGTGTCGAAGTGCGCGAAGCTGCGCGAGAAGCCGCCGATGCGCGGCGACACCAGGATGATGGGGAGGGTCGGGAAGTAGCGCTGCACCCCGGCGATTAGGCGGGTGCCAGGCGCAGTGTAGGTCTGGTACGAGTCAACCAAGAACGCGGCGACGGTGAGGTGGTTGATGGTGACGACAGCGGAAGGATATTGCATTTAGGAATTATGACAGATGCTGCATGAAGCCCAGCCTCCTTTTTTTTTCACTGCCGGTGAGCACACACTGTAAGACAGCCTGACAGAAGTGCGCGACGCCGAAGACTCACCTGTTTATTCGCCCCTCATTGATTAGGCGAAAGTCTCAAGGGTATGCACGGCTTCTTGCTTTGACCGGACTTCGATCGACTCGACATCGTGCTGGCCAGCGAACCATACGAACCGTTCGTTTGCCTCGACGCCGATTTTATGAAGCTCGCCAGACTCATCTAAGACTGGTTGCTTATTGATAATAAGAATAGTTTTTGTCGATGCTTGAACAAATTTTCGTGCAGTGATGAGTTCTAAGATTTTGCTTTCTGCCTCTTTTTCCAGATACCGTCTCTGGCCGACCGTGGCGGGAATGCTCGCAAATTGGACCAGCCACTTATCGTGTGCATAGTCGAGCATAACCTGCCTCGCTCCTTCACTGGTGAAACGCTTGAAGAAGCGAGAGCGGCGCGTCTTATCGTCAACGGAGAACTCGGCCTGCACAGAGCGAAGAAACGCGAGCGTAGTTGCGGAAGAGCGACGGCCGGGCCCATCTACCTCCAAAATCTCGTCCGCGTCGCCCAGCGCCGACACCATTTGCACAGCGCCAGAAAGGACCTGCTCCTCGGAAAACGCCCTGATCTCCCTTGGCTTTCCAACTGTAAATCCGCCGAATGGCGCATCCAGTTCTTCAAGGGTCAGACCAGCGGCCAATCTAGTCGTCATAAACTCAGCGACCAAGCTCAAGATGCCGTGGGCGGAGCTACCGCGCGTCATACCAAGCATCGCTTTTAGACGACGTGCGGGCAAGACAACGTGAGCGATAGGAGACAGATCCGAAGCGCCGGGTTCCGGCTCAATGGCGACAAGAGCGGTAATGCGCTCCTCGCTGCCGACCATCGGTTCCCAATATATTGGCGAAAACCGGGCTGCCACGGTTGGTGCCTGAAAATCCATTCCGTAGTCTAATTCCATAGGCTTTCTGCACTCGGTTGCGCTATTCGGTTCGATATGTGCTGCGCCAAAGGCGGGAGACGCAATTCGATAGCTGTCAAAAGTATAGCAGTGGTCGAGAAAATCTCTTGAATTTTTGGGTGCGTGTGCGACCACTTCGCTGCTGTTAATGATAGTAACGACATCTCAGCCTTGTATCGATCAAACTGAGCCGGCTGGGCAGAAATGTTATTCTGCGACCTTAAGCGGTTAACCATTTGTTCCGCAAGTATGTTGCACCGCGCTGAAAAATTGCACATTAGCGAGCGCTGTGTTTGATCAAGCGGATTCTTACAAAACGCGCCGGAATCCAACAGCGCTTGGTCGTGATCGAAGAGCCACCAGTTCACGCCGTCAAATAACGCATTTTGGTGATGGCGATCTGGATTCGCAATAAGCTCATCCCAAGCCGCACCCTTCGCGCCAGACTCGCTGTCGCAAAGTTTACTCCAGATCAGTTCCTCTGCCGCCGGATTCCTCGACAGAGCTTGCGCAAAAAAAGCATCCGGCGTTTTATATTCGCTCCCAATCAATAAGACCAGCTGCCCGGTTGACGCAGCAGGTAGGCCTGGTAGGTAGTTCTTTGGCGCGAGAACCACTGCTGGTGACGGAACTGGTAGCCGTAGGCATTGAGCCGCCAGAGCGCACGCTAGTTCAATCGATATCGGAAGGTGCCCATCGATCCATTTGAGGATCATGGGGCGAGCGCGCTCTGACGCTGGAGAGGCAACTTGAGCTCTCCATGCTGGATTGGTGTGATCTCCCTCCAGAAGACAAGCTGGGGATATCAATGAATTAATTGCGGGCTGGGATAGCCAATCCGATGCGGTCCTTGCTCTGCTCATCCTCTAGCGCCTCAGGTAGTTTTGTGTGGCATCGTAATTGGCTACAGTTAATGTTTATGCCTTCTCGCAAATAGCCTTCCAGTGATCTTCGAACACTTCGCCGCGCGCGCGATCATAGCGATCAGCATCAGACTCATTCGGGTATTTGAAGTCAGGGTCTTTCGCCTTCATTGCGTTTTGAGCTTTCATGCGATCGATCACTTTATCGGCCAGCAGAAGCACCTCGGCGGTCGTTTCTTCGCCAACCATGCCAGTGCGTTCCAGATAGACTTCTTTGTTGATTCTCCCTGATATAAAGCGCCTAAACCCGACGTAGCCACCCATCGCATTTTTCCCATTCACTTCGCCGCAGTGCCAGTTATAGTCAATAAGGCGATCATTGCGGAATTGTGCACTAAGCGGGTCGTTCAACTTGTCTGCAACGAGCTGCCGAGCCTTCGGCAGGACAAACCAGTCATCATATTTAACGTAGATCGCGAACCCACCGACGACAGCAATAAGAGCAGTGGCCGCAGCAAATGTGACAACTCTGTTCATCAACCCTCCAATTTAATTACAGGCGGTCGCGGAAATTCTTCGGAGTGAAGTGGACAACTCGACCGATGACCAGGCAGTCGGCGCCACGGCAGGGCACTGACTTGAATTCTGGATTGTCTGATGCTAGATACCAGTCGCGGCGCTCGTACAGTAGGCGCTTGATGACGGCCTGACCCTCGTAGTTCATAGCGAATACGCCGCCGGTCTTGCGAACCTTGTCGGCAGTGTTCACGACCGCTATGTCACCCTCGTACATCAAGGGCTGCATGCTTTCGCCTTTTACCTTCACCGCCACGAGCGCGGCAGGGTAAAGGTCATTTTCCTCAAGCCACTGGCGAGGTACATGGTGTTTGCCACCATCGTAATCTATCGGCTCAAGAATGATGCGATCAACGCCGGCCTGCACATCGATCGAAACCATCCGGATCTCAACGTTTGGCTCCGCGTGGTCGTCGTCATCAGTAACCGCGCGCGCACCAGGAATCTCGCCAGCGGCCTGCGACGCTTCGTTAATCTGAGCTGCGATGGTCGGACTGAAGTCGACCACGGCCACGCCGAGGCCTCGCGCGAAGGCTGTCGCGGCCTTGATGTTCAGCGGACGCCGGGCAAGGAGATATTGGGAAACCATCCCCTGAGTTCCAAGCTCAAACTGCGAGCCAAACTCCGACTGCGAAATCTTCGGTTCGCGCTTATCGAACAATGCTTTCAGCCGATCAGCATCATCGACTTGCCATTGCTCTAAAGGTTTGGGATCTGCTTTCATTCGGCGAAGTATAGCAATGCTATTAATCATCGCAACGAGCAATGCTATTGACTTATGTAATAGCGGTGCTATTATTGCGACATGGACCTGAAAAACTACTTCTCAAGCTCGGACACTACGAAGGCGGCCTTCGCTCGCTCCATTGGCGTTTCGTCAGCGCTGCTCCACCAGTGGGTTGAGCGCATTCGCCCAGTGGCGCCGCAGCATTGTCCTCAAATCGAAGTGCAGACGAGCGGTGCTGTGACCCGCGCCGATTTGCGCCCAGACGACTGGCATCTCATCTGGCCCGAACTCGCTGCATCTTCCGCCGCGCCAGCGCCCGCCGCCGTCAACACCACCGGAGAAACCACATGAAGCGCTTCATCAACCGCCTGGTGGCTCGCCTCGGCTACGTGCCAGCGCCGGCCAAGCTCGCGCCCAGCACAATCACCATGGAACTCAACTTCCAGATCGACAGCGCGCCGCTGGATAACGCGATCGCCAAGCTCGACCAGCTCAGTGCTGCCGCCAGCCGCGCCGAGGCCGCAGTGACCGACGCGCTGCTGGCGCACGAAGGTGAGTTCATCGGCGCCGAGCTGGTTGCCGATGAATCGCAAGCTCTCATCCTCACCGCACTGCAAAAGCAGACCACGCTGTTGGAGGTGCTGGCGAAGCAGGGCGATCACGCCGCGCTGCGCACCGCGCCCACCACCGGAGCTGCCGCATCCGGCCCGCCTGGCTGACGGCGCCAGCCCAACGAATCGCAATACCAGAATCATCCGCATCACCTGAAAGCCTGAATCACTTTTATAGGAAACCACCATGAAAACCAAGATGCCGAAACCCCGCGTCCTCGTTGCGAAAGCATTGTTTAACGAGGATGAGTACCGCGACTTCAGTCAGGCCTGCACCGACGCCGGCGAGTCGCAGAGTCGGACGCTACGCCAGTTGGCGAACGACTGGTCAGCGCGTTTTCGTAATGATAAGCAGCGCCGCGCGCAACAGGAATGGCCTAAAGCTGGCCAGAACATGGCCATGTTGCTGCCGGGCCGGGCGAACTACGCGCAGCCGCGCCACCACATGCGCATGTGAATCCTCGGCCAGCCAGTCGCCTACGCCACCAACGCAAAGGAGCCACCGTGAATTTGATCAGCGCCATAGCAGCACCGAAGATGACGAGCCGCGAAATTGCCGACTTAACGGGGAAGGAGCATTTCCACGTCAAGCGCGACATCGAAAAGATGCTTCGCGAGCTGGGCGAGGATGCATCCAAATTTGGATGCATCTATCTCGACGGCTCGAACCGCGAACAGACCGAGTACGCGCTGGACCGCGAGCTGACCGACGTGCTGCTGACCGGCTACAGCGCGATCCTGCGCCGCAAGGTGATCGCACGTTGGCGCGAACTTGAAGCGGTCTCTGCCGCTGGGCAGATCGCTTTGCCGGACTTCACCAACCCAGCGGCTGCCGCGCGCGCCTGGGCTGATGAAGTCGAGGCCAAGCAGGCGCTGCAGGTCGAATTGGCCGCCGCCGCGCCGGCCGTCGAATTCGTCGAACGCTACGTCGATGCGTCTGGTCTGCTTGGCTTCCGTCAGGCCTGCAAAGTGCTGAAGGTCAAAGAAAACGTGTTCCGTGAGTTCCTGCTGACCAAGGAGATTGCATATCGGCTGGGTCGCGAACTTGCTCCGCGCGCTGAGCACCTCAACGCGGGTCGCTTCGAGGTGAAAGCTGGCGTATCGGCGAAGAACGAGCACGCCTTCAACAGCATGCGCTTCACCACCAAGGGTTTGCATTGGGTGGCCGGCGAGTTCGCCAAGCATCAACTGGCAAGCCAGGCACATCACCACTGAATTCGGGATGCCGCGCCCCGTTGTGCGTGGCGAAGAAGATGGAGAACCGCATGCCTCAAGCATCGCAAATTCAACCTGGCGCCGGCGCGGCGCTGCTCGACCACTTTATCGAGAAACTCTGCCTGAAGAACGACGCCGCTCTGGCGCGTGCCTTCGAGGTGGCGCCGCCCGTGATTAGCAAGATCCGCCACGACAAGCTGCCATTCGGCGACAGCATGATTCTCAAGGCGCACGAGAAGTACAACTTCACCGTGCAGTCGATCCGCCAGTTGCTGGCCGGCGAGGGCGCGTAACGATGATGCAGGAGCGCCAGCAGCATGCCGCTGAGGAAGCGCGGCCGATGGATGTAGAACCGGCGCACGTTATGACTCGCGAGAAGCACAAACAGCGCGAGCACTACGAGCGCTTGCTGCGCGAACTGGAAAACGAGCAGCGGAAATAAAAAGGGCCGCGTTGCAGCGCGACCCGATCACCCACTAGAGGAATTACATGCCCACTATTTTACAGCAAGGACCGGCGCCAGCACAGACTGGCACGCCGGAGGAGAAAGTCACGCTCGCGGCCCGTGAATGGCGCGAAAAAGACCGTGAGCACATCGCGGAGAAGAGCGCCACCACCGGCGCTGCGGAGTACCGCGCGCGCCGCAAGCTGCGCATGACGGTTGACCTGACCGACGGGAAGGCTGGCCAGCCATGAGGAAGCTCCCACACCCGACCAGCCTCGCGCATGCGATGCTGCGCCAACTGGCCGCCGGGCCCGGCACCTTTTACCAGATCTGCGAACTGCTCGAATTCGATATCGAAGACGACAAGGTCGAGGCTGTTTGCCGTGCGCACTTCAGCGACCTCGTGGACGCTGGCCATGCTCACCTGGTCGACCTGACCTATCACATCACCACCGCCGCTCGCGCCGCCATCGCGCCGCCAGCGCCATACGTCGGCCAGATCGCCGGACCAGCTTATCGCGGAACGCCGCATCCTATGCCAGTCACCATTGCGCGCCGCGCAGCGGGAGCGCGGGCATGAAGCGCGATGACTTCAACTTCGATCTGCCTCTCGAGGATGTCGCCGCCATGATGGCTGCGCCGCTTCCGGCATCCCGGCCGGTCGCGCGCCGCACGCCGCGCCGCATGAAGCGTGACATGCTGACGCCGCAGCTGGACCTGGGCCATGAGCTGATCATCGACAACTTCGCCGGCGGTGGCGGTACCAGCACCGGCCTTGAGGAGGCGTTCGGCCGGCCGGTCGATATCGCGATCAACCATGATCCCGAGGCGCTGGCGCTGCACGCGATGAACCACCCGCACACGAAACACCTGTGCGAGAGCGTGTGGGACGTGGACCCGATCAAGGTCACGAACAATCAGCCGGTGGGCCTGGTCTGGCTGTCGCCGGACTGCAAGCACTTCAGCAAGGCCAAGGGCGGCACGCCGGTCGCGAAGAACATTCGCGGCCTGGCGTGGGTGACGCTGCGCTGGGCGGCGAAGTGCAAACCGCGCGTGATCATGCTGGAAAACGTCGAGGAATTTAAAACCTGGGGACCACTGCTGGTGGACGCCGAGGGCAACTTCCGTCCAGATCCGGCGAAGAAGGGCAAGACGTTCGAGAGCTTCCTGCGCCAGCTGCGCGGCCACGGCTACACGGTCGACCACCGAGAGCTGCGCGCCAGCGACTTCGACACGCCGACCATCCGGAAACGCTTCTTCCTCGTGGCGCGCCGCGACGGCCTGCCGATCCGCTGGCCGGCGCCGACCAACGGCGCTCCGACGTCCGCCGGCGTGCTGGCCGGGAACCTGGCACCGTGGCGCACGGCCGCCGAATGCATCGATTGGTCCATTCCATGCCCTTCGATCTTCGAGCGCAAGCGCCCGCTGGCCGACGCCACGCTGCGCCGCATCGCGAAGGGCATTCAGCGCTACGTGGTGGACGCGGAAACACCGTTCATCATTGGCCAGGGCGGTCCGATCTACTCGGGCAAGCCGGTGTCGGCTGGCCAGCCGTTCGGCACGCTGACGACGGAGAACCACCGCGCCATTGTCGTGCCCAGCATCGTCCCTGTGACGCATCAAGGAAGCGACCGCAGCGAATCGGTTCACGAGCCGTTCCGCACCATCACCGGCGCGCAGCGCGGAGAGAAGGCGCTGGCTGTCGCTACCATGGTGCAGACCGGCTACGGTGAGCGTGATGGCCAGACGCCCCGCACGCTGGACATCGAGAAGCCGCTCGGCACGGTCGTGGCCGGTGCCAGCAAGGCGGCGCTGGTGACCGCGTTCTTGAACGAGCATGCCAATTCAAGCAACCAGCGCACGATGCCTGCCGACGAGCCGCTGCGCACCATCTGCGCCCAGGTCAAGGGTGGTCACTTCAGCGCCGTCTCGGCGACGCTGGTGGGCGTAGGCGGCCGTGCCGGCGACAGCCGCCCGCGTGGCGCCGACGAGCCGGCCGCCACGATCACCGCCAAAGGCGACACCGCATTGGTGACCGCGCATATCCAGCGTGACATGGGCATGAGCGTTGGTCATCCGGCGGACGTGCCGATGGGAACGGTGATGCCAGGTGGTGGTGGGAAGTCGGCGCTGGTAACCGCGCATATTACTAAGTTCCGTGCCGGTGCGGTTGGCAGTTCGCCAGAAGAGCCGCTGCACACAGTGACGGCTGGCGGCACTCCGGCACGCGCCAGCACTGGCAATACCATGGGCATCGTGACCGCTCACATCGAGGCCATGTATTCGCAGAAGGGCGACGAATCTCGCGGCCAGGATGCGCGTGGGCCTATCAAGACCGTGACGGCCAGTGCGCGGCATGCGGTGATGACAAGCAGTCTGGTGAAGCTGCGCGGCACCAGCAGCACCGCCGGCATGGACGAGCCTCTGCACACGGTCAGCGCCGGCGGCCAGCACCACGCCGAAGTGCGCGCCTTCCTCGTCAAGTATTACGGCTCCGATCAGGACCCGAGACTGGAAGAGCCGCTGCACACGGTCACGACGAAGGATCGTTTCGGCCTCGTGACCATCGAAGGGGTGGACTACCAGATTGTCGACATCGGCCTGCGCATGCTGGAGCCGGCCGAGCTCTACCGCGCGCAGGGCTTCCCGGCCGGCTACGTGATCCGCGAAATTCCGGATCCGAAGCTGCTATTCAAGGATGGCCACCAGGCCGAGGGCAACCCCTTGGAATTGCCGCGTGTGCCGCTGACGAAATCAGCGCAAGTGCGCATGTGCGGCAACAGCGTTTGCCCGCCGATGGCCCGCGCGCTGATACAGGCGAACTTCATGCACGAGCGTGAGATGGGCATGGTGGCGGCGTGAACAATCATCAAAACATAAGTTACACCACCGGAATTAGCCTTAGCGAGCCGTTGACATCTATGTCACCAATTCTAAAGACCATGGTTTTGGTTTTGGGACTTTCGAGGCTATCAAAGTGTGACAGCGCCATTTTTGCAACGATGTCTGCTGTCACTGACTCACTTGCGAGTGGCGGCATGGTGCCACGAAATTTATACGTCAGTGTCTGTACTAAGTCGCACGGTCCCCAGGAGACTTCGGTGATCGCGCCGGAATTAGTCAAGCGTGCCGAAACCAAGACTTCCCCATGTCGAGTCGACGCATTGAAACGATTGTTGGTGCCCGTTGGGGAGCTCGCATCGGACCAACGCTCGAAGTCTGCAAGCGCTTCTTCTTGGCTACTGAATCTTGCCGTCGCGTCATGAATCCCGATTCCGAGCTCGCCAAGATTCCGAATGGTCCAGAACCATTCCCCATTGGGGTCTTGCTCGAAGCGAGGGTCAACAACCATTTCCGTCTCCAATTTGATGAACGAATAGGAATCCTACCATGATGTACGACCTGAGCCGCGAAGAGCGGCGCCACCTCGCGATCAACCGCGAAACCACGACCGGCGCGCTGATCCCCAAGCGCTGCGCCTGCGGCAAGGCGGCCAAGGCCAAGCAGCTGGACCAGCACGGCAAGTGCGTCGCCTGCCAGCTGGCCGACCGCGTCGCTACGCTGCACGAGGGTGACCTCGACATCCTGCGGCACATGCTCGGCGCCACGCCGCATCACGCGCAGGTACGCTGGGGCTTCCGCAACGAATACTTGGTGAATCGCCGCGACGCCGCGGCGCTGGAGCGCTTGGTCGCCGCCGGCTTCGCACGCGCCGGCCGGCCTCTGCTCCAGCTGCAATACTTCCATGCGACTGATGTCGGTTGCCGTCTGGCTGGTTTGTCGGCGAAACGCGCAGCCGTGGCGCTGTCACTGGGAGCAAAGCCATGATGGCCGTTGCTGATCTGAGCGGTGCCGACCTGGCGGTGTGGGCCGCGCGCGCGCAGAGTCTGAAGGTCGTGCGTGATGGCGATCATGACGGCGCCCCCTGGATCGTCTACTTTCCAAACGGATTTTGCAGATCATTCGGTGAGCACGGTTATCGCCTTGATTTGAACTGGGAGCAGGGCGGTTCGATCATCCAGCACGCCAATATCTCACTCCACCCGCCGACAAGTCCGGTGCACCGCTGCGGCGGCCCGAATGCCGGCGCTGGCCAGAGCGGCGTGTGGTCAGCATGCACCTGGACGCGCGGCGCTAGCGGCAAGCGCGCTTTCGGCATGGACGATCACAGCCCGCTGGTGGCGGCAATGCGCTGCTATGTTCGTTTCGTCTTTGGCGAAACCGTTCAGGATGAGGTGAGCCCTTGATGTTTTTGCATCCGCCTAATCTCATCGATCTTCTCGTGCGCCTCACGTTTGAGCGACCTGTATGCCTCATTCCAGTCGTAGAACGTTCGGGCTCCGTGCTCTGGGATCGTGAACTGCTTTTGGCCCGTCCATTCGAACGGAAATTCTGGCGTATTGTGCAAGCGCGCCCGCAGATTGGCCAAATAAGGGATAGGCTCGCCAGGCTTCCAATCGTCAGGCTTATTTTCGTGGCAATGGGCGTCGATATCCCAACCATCATAGCTACTCGTATCTGCGGTGATCATTCGGTGTTCCTTTGTAAAAAGAGCATCGTAGCATGATGCGCCGCACACCCATGAAGCCCGGCGCCGCGCCGATGAAGCGCACCGCGTTTGCGCGCGGCGAGCGCATCGAGGCTCGCGAGGTGACGAAGATCGCCACCAAGGCTGCGCGCGAGAAGAAGCACAAGTGCGCGGTCCGCACCTGCCGCGCCGAGTTCGTGCGTCCGGCGCCGTTCGTAATCTGGTGTTCGCCGGAATGCGGCACGGTGCTGGCCATGGCGAAGCTGGAGAAGCAGAAGCAGACGACGGCGCGCGCCGAGCGCAAGGATCGCCAGCAAAAGCTGGTCAAGTTCAAGCGCAAGGCTGACCACGTGGCCGACTGCCAGAAGGCGTTCAACGCCTGGGTGCGATTCCGCGACCGCAATGAGCCGTGCATCGACTGCAATCGGTATTCAGACGGCTCCGCGCTGACCGGTGGCGAATATGACGCTGGACACTACCTCTCGCGCGGCAGCCATCCGCACCTCCGCTTCGACGAGCGGAACGTGTTCAAGCAGCTGAAGGGCTGCAACCGGCCCGGCGGCACCACGGCTGCGTCGTTCCGCGCCGGCGTCATCGCGCGCATCGGCTTGGCCGCCGTCGAGGCGCTGGAGGCGGACAACGAACCACGCCACTACACGGTCGACCAGCTGGTCGCGATGACCGCGCGCTACAAGAAATTATTGAAAGACCTGAAGGCAACTGCTGCACCAGCTGCTGGAATTTAACCTGAAACGGAAAAGACATGAGCGCATTTAGCCCTGAAGAACAGGAGCAGATCGCCGCGGCAGCATACACGCTACACGCGGGCGACTGCATCGAAGTGATGAAAACCTTGCCGGACAACAGCGTCGACTCGGTCGTCACCGATCCGCCGTACGGTATTCGTTTCATGGGGAAGGCCTGGGACGGCGCTGATATCGAGGCACGTGCCGACCGGCGCCGCAGCTTCGCCAGCCATGCGCCGGATGCAGGCCCAAACGGCGGACACAAGTCGATCGCAGCCGAGGCTGGCAAGTACGACCTTGCGCCGGCCGCGATGCGAGCATTCCAGCAATTTAGCGAAGAGTGGGCGCGCGAGGCATTCCGGGTATTAAAGCCTGGCGGACACCTGCTTTCATTTTCGTCGCCGCGCACGTTTCATCGCATGGCCTGCGGCATCGAGGACGCCGGCTTCGAGATCCGCGACCAGATCATGTGGGTTTTCGGCTCCGGGTTCCCGAAGTCGATGAATGTGGCCAAGGCCATCGAATCCGGCACCGGCCGGCCGAAGGACATCCGTCGCATGCAGATGGGTGAAGACTACAGCCCATCCGGGCGCGGACCGGGGGATTACGACTACCCTGGCCAAGAGACGATGAACGGCACGACTGCGCCATGGGTTCCGTTCACAGAGGCAGCCAAGGAGTGGGAAGGCTGGGGCACCGCGCTGAAGCCGGCGCACGAGCCGATCTGCGTCGCACGCAAACCACTTTCAGGAACCGTGGTTGCCAATGTTCTGCTGTTCAGCACTGGGGCGCTGAATATTGATGCCTGCCGTGTCGAGCCAACGGGCGAGAGTCGCGAGCGCGCTGGCGAGACATCGCAGGACCAGCGGTACACAAGTGCCGGCAGTGCAAACTTCGCCGCGAAGCCCGGTGTGCGTGGCGACGCTCCAGAGGGGCGGTGGCCGGCAAATTTGATACACGACGGCAGCGAGGAAGCGTTGTCGATGTTTCCGCAGGCTCCCGGGCAGCAAGCGTCAGTGCGCGGCAGCGAGCCAAGCGCCAAGACGGCCCACGCGTATGGCGAGTTCTCCGGCCGCGCGCCAAGCGCACCACGGGGCGACTCGGGCAGCGCCGCTCGGTTTTTCTATTGCGCAAAGGCCAGCCGCCAGGACCGTAATGAAGGCCTGCCAAGCAGTCTAGAGCCAGCGGTGAGCACAGACGCCACCATGCGCGCCTGCGAAGACGCCGACTGGACGAAGCGCAATGGCAACCACCACCCGACGGTCAAACCCACGGATCTGATGGCCTACCTGGTGCGATTGATGACGACGACTGGCGGCACGGTGCTCGATCCCTTCATGGGCAGCGGAAGCACCGGGAAAGCTTGCATGCGCGAGGGGATGCAGTTCATAGGCATAGAAATGGAACCCGACTACCTGAAGATCGCTGAGGCTCGGGTTAAATATGAAATTGGTGCGGTGGCCCGCCGCGCGGAAGAGGCAGCGTTGGTGGCGAAAGCCGCGTCGCAGCAGAAAACGATTTTTGAATTGGACGGAATATGAGCGCTACAAAATCTACTATCCCACGGCCAACTAATGAGCAACTGGCTGCGCTCTACGTCGAGCGGAAGCTGGGCTGCGGCGAACTTGGCAAAATGTTTGAGCGCGACCCCAAGACCGTGTACTACTGGCTGAAACAGGCGGGCATCCAGACCCGCGCGCGTGGCACTGACCCAGCGCAATGGTTTGCGAAGGGTGGCCAAGACCCGCGCAGCTTCTCCGGGACAAAGCACTCAGCCGAGTCGAAGGCGAAGATCGGCGCAGCGTCTCGCGGACGAACACCCTGGTTGCGAGGCGGCGTGCACTGGTTGCATACCGTTCCAGCCGATCGAAATCCGAAGTGGAAGGGCGGCATTACGCCGGAGCGCCAAGAATTCTATCGCTCTGCAGAGTGGAAGCGGGCGGTCAAAGCAGTTTGGTGCCGCGCGGACGCTTGTTGCGAACGGTGCGGCCTGGACTGGCGCAACGTTGATCGTAAAGCTACGCCTACGTTCCCAATCCACCACATCGTCACCTTCGCGGTCAGTGAGCTGCGCGCGGCAGTTGACAATCTCGCGTTGCTTTGCCGCCCATGCCACATTTGGGTGCACAGCAATGAGAACTCGATCCAGGCTTTCCTCGCATCGCCGTGGCCGCGACGTGATTTCGCCGCGCTGGACCAGGAGAATGCATCGTGAGGGGGCGGATGAATCGTGACGAATGGCAGCAGCGGGCGCGCGAGTTGGCGCAGCGCGGCGAGGCGCTGCCGCAATCTAAACTCACGGACGACGATGTCTTGGCGATCCGTGCCGCACAGAAGGAGCGCGACACCCAGCGGCAGCGCATCGCAACCGAGCTGAGCAATGCGGCGCTGGCGCACCGCTTTGGTGTACATGTCCGCACGGTGGAGAAGGTGCTGCAGCGCGATAGCTGGTCGCATTTGCTGCGGAAGGAGTCCCCTCATGCGTGACTATTCGAAGGTCGGTCCGAAGTTCTGGATCGGGAAGACCGGCAAGGCGCTTAAGAAGCAGGGTATCGAAACTGTTGTGGTGGCGATGTACCTGCTGACTGCGCCGCACGCGAACATGCTGGGTCTTTATCACGTGCCGCTCGTCTATATCGCTCACGAAACTGGATTGGGCTTGGAAGGGGCTTCAAAGGGCCTTCAAGGTGCTATCAAATCCGGGTTTTGTGCATACGATGAGGATGCTGAGATGGTTTGGGTGTACGAAATGGCTTCTTATCAAGTCGCCGATCACCTCGAGCCGCGCGATAACCGCTGTTCCGGAGTTCAGCGTGAGTACGATGACCTGCCGGAGAACCAGCATCTGCGCGGGTTCTACGAGAAATACGCCTCCGCTTTTCACATGAAAAACATGCGTGATTTCGGAAGCCCCTCGAAAGCCCCTTCCAAGGCCCTTGCAAGCCAAGAACAGGAACAGGAACAAGAACAGGAGCAAGAACAGGATCAAACACTTGTCGAGCAAAAGCAGCTCGACCCCGTACGAACGATCTTCGAGTACTGGCAAAAAATCATGAACTCCCCAGGCTCGAAATTGGACGACAAGCGCCGCAAGGCGATCGTGAAGGCGTTGAAGAGCTATTCGCCCGCCGACGTCTGCCGTGCCATCCGTGGGTGCGCGAAGACTCCGCACAACATGGGGATGAACGACAGCAAGACGAAGTACAACGCCATCGGCCTGATCCTTCGCGATGCCGACCACATTGACCGCTTCATCCTGAACGACGCAGGCAATGCTCGTGCGCCAGCCGGCGCCGAAACGATGGAGCAGACAAACGCGCGCGTCATGGCTGAGCTGCTGGGCGATGCTGCGCCAGCAGGCGGCGAAATCATCGACATGGTGCAGTCATGACGCCCGCTGACAAGTCGGAGTTCGGGCAGTTGCTGGCCGAAACGCTGGCCGCCTATGGCAAGCCACTGCCCGAGGCGACGATGGTCAAGGCCTGGCTGGCGAATCTAGCGCCGTTCCCGATGTCGGTGGTGCGCGCCGCGATGCAGGCCTATCGCGACCAGAACGGCGAGTTCGCGCCAGTGCCGGCCGGGATCGCGATGCGCTGCAAGCTGCTGGATGGCCGACCGGGCGCCGAGGAAGCCTGGGCGATCGCGCTGCGCAGCCAGGACGAGGCGGACACGGTGGTGTGGACCGCCGAATGCGCAGCAGCGTTCGCGCTGGCCAGCCCGATCCTAGCGCTGGGTGATGAGGTCGGCGCGCGGATGGCGTTCAAGGAAGCTTACGTCCGGATGGTAGCAGCGGCACGCGCGGATTGCGTGCCGGCCACGTGGTCAGTGTCGATCGGCTGGGATGGTGCGCGGCGCGACGCGGCGATCAGCCGCGCGGTGGTCGCGGGACAACTGCCGGCGCCGGCGGCGCAGGTGATGCTCGGTGGGCCGGCCGGTGGCGAAGCCGACACCGATGCAGCCCGTGCGCAGTTGGCCAAGGTGAGGCAGTTGCTCGCCGACGGCGCCGCCATGCGCGATGCTCGCCGCGAGGCCGCGTTCGATGCACGGGTCGCCGCAGAAGATGCGGAGCGGTTGGCACGCGCCCAACAAGTGGCCGAGTACGCAATGCAACATGGCCTCAACCTGCCGAAGGCATCTGCGGCTTCACCAGGAGCCCGCCACGCAGCGAATGGCATCGCGGCGCTACCTGCGGACACGTCACTCCAAAAAAATCGCCCTGGGAGGCTCTGATGGCAAATACGAAGAAAACGCGCAAGGCATACAAGCCGAAGCCATGCGTCCTTCCGCTCGGCATGCGCAAGGCCATCGCCTTCGAGATGCCGGGCTTCCAGGCCAGCGTCGCGCTCGGTATGGACCACTTGGAAGAACAGCACGTCTACGACCTGCTGTCGAACGCGGATATGGTGCGCCGAATTGCGCCCGACGGCCACGAGATACTTCCGATCGCGCACGAGATGGTGCTGGCCGTGGCCGAAATCCAGGCCCGGGCGCAGCGGGTCGGCAAGTTGGGCGTGACGGGCGATGAGATGCGTGTGCTTCGCGAGGGCGTCGGCCGGACGATGGTCTACCTGCGCACGGTGTCGAACTTTGCCATCGACCAAGCGGCGCGCGCAGCGTTGGCGGAGTTTAATCGCGCGGGGGTGTTGCGCGTTTGAACGAATTGCCACATCGACAGTCTAGCGCAACGGCAATACCTGTGTTAACGTCCAGCCACACCTCTTGGAGCAGCGAAATGGGCTTTGCCGACCGATACCTTCATGCCGTCAACTCGTCCGACCTTCGCGACGATGAGCACCACCACGCTACGGATGCGCTGTGCGCGGCGGCGCTGGCCGACACCGCCGGCGCGGGCATCGGTTCGCTGCTCTCGCGCGTGAAGTACGCCGACGGCACGCAGCACAAGCTGTTCGAATCCGGCAGCGCCAATCTGGCCCAGCTGCTGCGCATCTGGACCGCGCGCGTGATCGAGAAGGGGCGCGAGCGCAAGTGGGTTCGCGAGGGCACAGCATGGGATGCACAGGCAGCGCAGGCGCTGTACCGCCGCGTGGCCGAGCGGTCGCTCGCGCACTGGTTGGACGGCAAATGCGAGGGGTGCTCGGGCAGCGGCAACACGGCAGACCGACGTATCTGCGTGCCTTGCAAGGGAACTGGTCGCGGAGAGATCGGTGGCGGAGGTTTCGAGCGCGAGAAGGCGCTTGATATGGTCAGCGAATTGGAAGCTCTGCTGCAATCGCATAACGCCCGCGCTTCTGCACTTGATCGTGGAGCGCGGGTTTAGGACCAAATCTCTTTGACTCTGTCCGATATCTTCATTTTAAAATTGAATGCCGCCTTCTCAAATTCAACTTGCTTTTGCTCGAATTTTTCAGTGCTGATGTTTCTAGAAGGTGCCGCCTGAATGAACGGAGTGATATCGCGCCGACACTGCTCAATCGAAGTATATTCTTTCGCCAAGTCGGGGAAGTAGACGTTCATAAGCATTTGAACTTTTTGATGCTCTCCTAATTCCGCTCGGGCTTTGTTCCGTTCCAACTCCAAGTCGAGAAGATCCGCATATTCCAATTTATGCTTCTGGAAACGTAGATGGTTTAAATACGTGATGCTGTAGTTCATCTGCCATCTGTCAAACAAAAAATACAGCTCTTCAAGCTTTTGGATCTTTAGTTCTCTATCTTTCGCCGCGGTCTGGTTTTTCGCTAATATTCTTTGACTGCGGATATTAAAAAGATTTGCGACAACGACTCCACCCAATGAAATGAGTGCCCCTACCCCTGCGGATATGATTGGGATTGCTTCCTTAAGTCCTACGTCGGTGATCATAGCCGGGCCTAAATAAAAATGTAGGAGTAGCATCATACCGTGGACGGACTGCTATTAAGTGCGTGGAATAGGTGATTTTTCTCAAAAGTATCCTTCTCGCGTTCGTTGACATGGGTCGGAAAGTACGTTAACGTCGGTTCCTACACATTCACCGCACGCGTAATGCAGGCTCCGCGCCTCGCCGCTAGCAGTGATTCGAAGATAGCACCCACTATGTTGATGCTTTCGCTCGCGTGTACCGCTCACTTCGCAGATAGCGCTGGAGCACCAAACCGAACCGCCCTTGTGGCGGTTTTTCTTTTTCCGCATCCGAAGTGAGGCGGCCATGACGCAGGCGACAAAGCCCTCCAAGGAAGACGTCCGCGAGTGGTTCGAACGCCGCACGCACGCGCCATTGGACCCGCCGCCAAGCCCTGACGAGATCCGTCGCATCCTGGGCTGGCACCTGCTTCCGCAGAACCGCCAGCCGGACCGCGACGAGCGAGATTGAAATGAGCAGGCCGCGCGAAGCCGGCCGCCAAGGAGGTGCATCATGAAGAAGTAGCGAAGCCAAAAGCCCGACCGCCAGCCGCCATCGCGGCGCGCCGGCGGCGTAGAAGCGCGACGTGATGCGCACGGGGCAAAAATTGGCTGATGAGTTTCGGAGCACCCGCCCGGAGATACTCAGGGGGCGCCACAAAGCGCAGCTATCGAATTCACGGCCCGCGGGCCAACACCAGCCGGACGCCGCCGCAAGGCCGCGCGCCAGACCGGCACCGGACGCTGTACCCGGTAACCACACCTCCACGCATTGCCGAACTGTCGGCGCGCAAGGAGCGCTTTCAGCAGGCATGCTGGCAGCGCGATCTGTGCGTCACAGCGAGGTTCCTCTGGGCGCGCTGCAGCGCAAACAGATCAAGACCAGTGCGTGGAGGTGTGGTTGTGGAACCTGCGTTAATCCCGAAGCTACGGCAAAGGATGAGACCGCAGGGCGGCAATAAGCAGCGCCGGTTTCAACGCGGTTCAGGCCCGGGCGTCCCGTGTGCCTCAATGCGCGTGTAGCTCAATGGTAGAGCCGAGGCCTTCCAAGCCTATGACCAGGGTTCGATTCCCTGCATCCGCTCCAGAATTCTCTCTGAGCTATGAATTACATAATTTCCCCGCTGTAATTCGGCAATTCGATTTCACGCTCCGACCAGACGACGAGCGCCGCCATGATGGCCACAAGTATAAGCATGATGATGGTGTTGCGATGCTTCTGGAGTGCGGTTTTGGATTTGGCAGCCGCCTGCGCACGGGTATCGTCCATGAGTCCTAATTTGTATTGGTATGTTTATATCGATTCTATCCAATATGAAATGTGTTGGAAAGAAAATAAACGTAGCAAATAGCAATAGGTAACCCTCTGCGCCATGGCCGAGATTAGCGCCGATTGCGAACGTGAGAGTCCCTGCATGAAGTCTCGTTGTTGGCCGTCCTTCGCGTTCCAGCGGACGGGCTTAAAAAGCGGACGCAGTCGCTGACGAAACATGACCGGGTGGTTCCGGCCGCCGTGTGCAGCCCATCGCGCCGGCGGTTCCAGCCCGGAGCGGGCAGCGACAACCAGAAAGAACGCAATGAATAAGCACCAGCACCACACGAACAACGCAGTGCTGGGCGCACCCAAGGATTGGGACCAGGCGCAGCTGCCGTGCGACGCGCTGCCGATCACCCGCATTGAGGTTGAGGGCATGTCCGCCGTGGTCAGCTACTGGAAGCCGTCCGAGAACGAGCTGGCCATGCTTGCCGCCGGCGGGGCGATCGCGCTGACGGTGCTGGGCGTGACGATGCCGCCGGTGATGCTGGCGGTCGACCCGCTGTAATGGCGAAGAAGCCAGTCGCGCCCGGGCTGTCCCGCCCGGTGCCGCCGGAGAGCTTCACTGACCCGCTGTCGGCGAGATACGCACCAGCACCCGAGGTGCTCACCTGGGCCCGGTCCACGATCCTCACCGAAGGCGGCCAGCTGCACAATCCCGATCACGCGCACTTGGAGTACTGCGACGTGCAGTTTCTGTGGGCGCCGAGCGGCTTCAACAAGCAGGGCCGCACGGTGATCGGCCAGTGCGAAGAGGTGCTGTTCCGCTGCGGTCCGTGGCAGAAGGGGCGCCAGCAACAGCAGATGGTCGACTGGTTTGGCATAGTGCCCGATTATCTGATCACGTTGGATGCCAGTTACTGCCTCAAGTGTAGCGACGCCGAGTTCTGCGCGCTGGTTGAGCACGAGCTGTATCACATCGGCCAGGAGCAAGACGAGTTCGGCTCGCCCGCCTTCACCAAGGACGGGATGCCGAAGCTGATGATCAAAGGCCACGATGTCGAAGAGTTCGTCGGCGTCGTCCGCCGCTATGGTGTCGGGCATCCCGAAGGCACGCTGGCCCAGCTGGTCGCCGCTGCAAACGCCGCCCCAGAGGTGGCAAAGATCAATATTGCGAGGGCGTGCGGTACCTGTCTGCTGAAGGCGGCTTGACATTGACGGCCCCTTGACGGAAGGCAATCCCCATGGCGGCACTCAAGGATGACGTAAAAGCCTTCATCGTGCAGGCCCTGGCGTGCTTCGACAAGCCCACGCAGGTGGTTGCGCAGGTCAAGGAAACCTTCAAGCTCGACGTCACCCGCCAGCAGGTGGAGACCTACGACCCGACGAAGTACGCCGGCCGGACGCTGAATATCAAGTGGCGCACGCTGTTCGAGGACACTCGGAAGCGCTTTCGCGAGGAGACGGCCGAGATCGGCATCGCCAACCGCGCGTATCGCCTACGCGCCCTGGACCGCCTGGCCGAAAAGGCTGAGAGCAAGGGCAACATGCCGCTGGCCATGCAGATCATCGAGCAGGCCGCCAAGGAAGTGGGCGACCTGTACGTGAACCGCCGACTGGACGCCCCGAAAGCGCCCGTCGGTACCCAAGAGGGCGGCATTCCTGCTGCGCCGGAGTATGTGCTGAAGCCTGACGAAGATGTCCCAGACCAGCCCGTACTCTGATCCGCCGGTAAAGTTGACGCCGAAGCAGGCGAACATCTACTGCTGGGGATTTCAGAAAAAGGCCCGCTTCCGCGACGCGGTGTGCGGCCGGCGCTTCGGCAAGACGTTCCTGGGTAAGGCAGAGATTCGCCGCGCGGTGCGACTGGCAGCCAAGTGGAATGTCAGCGTCGAGGACGAAATCTGGTACGGCGCGCCGACGTTCAAACAGGCGAAGCGCGTTTTCTGGCGCCGGCTGAAGCAGGCGATCCCGGCCAGTTGGCGCGCGAGCAAGCCGAACGAGACCGAATGCTCGATTACGACGAAGGCCGGCCACGTGGTCCGCATCGTTGGTCTGGACTCCTACGACAACCTGCGCGGCTCGGGCCTGTTCTTCGTGCTGGTGGACGAATGGGCGGATTGCCCATACGAGGCCTGGGAAGAAGTACTGCGCCCGATGCTGTCGACCTGCAAGTATGAGATCGACGGCGAGCAGCGCGTCGGTGGCCATGCGCTGCGGATCGGCACGCCGAAGGGCTTCAATCACTGCTACGACAGCTATCTGGATGGTCAAGGCCGCGAGCCGGACCACAAGAGCTGGCTCTACACCTCGGTGGACGGCGGCAACGTGCCGGCGGAAGAGATCGAGGCGGCGCGGCGCAAGATGGATCCGCGCACGTTCCGCCAGGAGTATCTGGCCAGCTTCGAGAACTACCAGGGCGTTGTCTACTACTGCTTCGACAGACGCAAGAGCCACACCGACGACACGGTCAAGCCTGGCGACGCGCTGCACATCGGCATGGACTTTAACGTCGCGCACATGGCGGCCGTGGTCTTCGTGATCCGCGACGACATGCCGCGCGCGGTGGACGAATTCATGGAGGTGTTTGACACGCCGGCCATGATCAAGAAGATCAAGGAGCGCTACGAGCAGGCCGGACAGCAGCATGCCATCGCCGTGTATCCGGACGCATCGGGCCAAAACCGGAAGACCAGCGGCGCGAGCGAATCAGACCTGACGCTGCTGCGCGCTGCGAAGTTCACCGTGGTGGTGGACCACAGCAACCCGGCCGTGAAGGATCGGATCAACAGCGTGAATGCGATGTTGTGCAATACCTATGACCAGCGCCGCATGCTGGTGAACACCACGAAGTGCCCGAAATACACTATCGGTCTTGAGCGCCAGGTGTATGACGACAAGGGGCAGCCTGACAAAAAAGGCGGCTTTGACCACGGCAACGACGCCGGCGGCTACTTCATCACGAAGCGCTGGCCGGTGACGAAGCGCGAGGCGACCGTCGCGCCGCTCAGAATGTAGAACAGGAATCCCATGACCCATCCAGTACGCCTACAATCGAAGGAGGCCGCCGCGCTGAATGAGCACTGCGAGCTGATCTCGGCGCTGCTGGGCGGCACCAAGGCGATGCGCGCCGCCGGCGAGACCTACATGCCGAAGTGGCCGGGCGAGGATGCCGAGGCGCTGAAGGTGCGCATCGCGGTTGCGACGCTGTTCCCAGCCTTCGGCCGCACCATCGAAGTATTGGGAGCCAAGCCGTTCAGCAAGCCGGTGACCATCGGCGAGGATGTGCCGGCCAAGCTGGTGCCGTGGCTCGAAGACGTCGACCGCGCTGGCCGCAACCTGCACTCGTTCTTATCCGAGATCGGCCAGGAGGCGCTGGGCTACGGGTTCAGCGGGATCCTGGTGGATTATCCGCCGACCCGCGACAAGGACGGCAAGCCTCTCTACGTCACCAAGGCTGACGAGCAGGCCGCCGCAGTGCGCCCGTACTTCGTTCAGGTGCACCCGAAGAATATTCTCGGCTGGCTCACTGACAAGGACGGCATGTCGCAGCTGCGCCTGCTGGAGTCGGTGGACGTCGAGGACGGCGATTACGCCACCAAGGCTATCGAGCAGGTGCGCGTGCTGCGTCGCGGCTCGTGGGAGACCTGGCGACAGGTGCCGAACAAGCCGGAGGAGTGGGTCTTGCACGATAGCGGCAGCACCACGCCCCTGGCCAAAATTCCGTTCGTGCCGGTCTACGGCCAACGTCTCGGCAACATGATGGCGCGGCCGCCGCTGCTGGAGCTGGCCTACGCCAACGTCGAGCACTGGCAGAGCAAGAGCGACCAGCAGAACATCACGCACGTGGCACGCGTGCCGATCCTGTTCGCGAAGATGCTGGGCGAGAACACCCAAATCACCGTTGGCGCCGGCAGTGCGGTGAAGGGCGAGACACCTGAATCCGACCTGAAGTTCGTGGAGCACACTGGCGCTGCAATCGAGGCGGGTCGCAAATCGCTGCTCGACCTGGAAGACCGCATGCGCCAGGCTGGCGCCGAGCTGCTGGTCATCAAGCCCGGCAACGTGACCGAGAGCCAGACGCTGGCCGACAACGAGCAGGGCGCCTGCGCGCTGCAGAAGGTCGCCGAGAACCTCGAGGATGCCGCTGATCAGGCGCTGCAGCTGATGGCGGATTGGGTAGGTGAGCAAGAGGGCGGCCACGTCACGGTCTTCAAGGACTTCGGTGCCGCCACCCTGGCCGAGGCCAGCGCAGAGCTGCTGCTGAAGACCAATCAGGCCGGTAAGCTGTCGGACGAGTCGTTGCACGAGGAACTGCAGCGCCGCGGCATCGTCAAGCCGGACACCGATTGGGCTACCGAGAAGGATCGGATCGATTCGCAGGGCCCACCGCCGGGCGCGATGGAAGACGTCCCGCCGCCGGCAGGCAAGAAACCAGTGAAAGCTGACCCAGCACAGCCATGATCGATCCGCTCCTCGACCAAGCGATCCGCCACCAGGTCAACATGACCCAGTACGGCAACTTCGTGCTAGCGAAGATGATCCGGATCCTGAATCTATCCGACGCTGACCTGATGGCCCAACTGAACGAGGCGCTGGCCGACGTCGACGCGGACTCGTTCAAGGTCCAGCGCCTGGACAAGCTGCTGGCCAGCGTCCGCGAGGTGAACACCCAAGCCTACGCCGCGCTATACGGCGGCATGACCGATGAGTTGCAGGCCTATGTCGAGTACGAGGGCCAGTTCCAGTACGACCTGTACCGCAGCGTCGTGCCGGCCACCTTCAGCATCGCCAGCGTCGTGCCGGAGCAGGTCTACGCCGCCGCGATGGCGCAGCCGATGCAGGGCCGCCTCCTGAAGGAGTGGGCGTCGAACTTGGGCGCCAACCGCCTGCAGCGCATAAAGGACACCATCGCGGTGGGCTACACGCAGGGCAAGACCACGGCCGACATCGTGCGCGAGATTCGCGGCACCAAGGCGCTGAACTATGCCGACGGACTGCTGGACACGAGCCGGCGCCAGGTCGACGCTGTCGTGCGCACCGCGCTGAGCCACACTGCGCAGATCACGCGCACGCGGTTCGTGAAGGAAAACGAGGACATCCTCGGTGATGAGATGTGGGTCAGCACCCTGGACGGCAAGACCAGCCCCGAGTGCCGGGCCCGCGACCACCTGCTGTACACGAAGGTCGACCACAAGCCTGTGGGCCACAGTGTGCCGTGGCGCAGTGGGCCGGGCCGGTTGCACTGGTGCTGCCGTTCGACATCGATCGCGCTGCTGAAAGGCCAGAAATCGCTCTACGGCAGCCGCGCTGCGGCGGGCGGGCCGGTCGATGCGAACCTGAGCTACGCCGACTGGCTTAAGCAGCAATCGCCGGAGGTGCAGGACCAGGTGCTCGGCAAGACGCGCGGAGACAAGTACCGCGCCGGCGGCAAAGACGAAACGATGTTCACGAACGACAAAGGGCGCATGCTCACGCTCAAGCAGATGGCAGAACGAGAAGGCCGCGCGCTCAGCCAGTGATAAAATGCGCAGATGACCTTGCACCTCATCCCTCCCGCGCCCAAGCCCGACGACCCGCCGAACAGCCGCGCCAAGCGCGCCTCGAAGCCGGCCGACATGGTGCAGTGCCCGCGCTGCGGCGGCCGTGAGGTGATGGAGACGGTCATCGGCGCCATGATCCAGGCGCGCAAGCTGAAAGGCGGAACGCGACAGATTATCTGCGTTGGATGCATGATGAAGGGCGAGCGCGTCGTGCTCGGATAGCCTGATCGCCCCAATACAACCCGCTCCGGCGGGTTTTTTTACGCCCACAGATTTGCCAGACCGCCCTTGAGGCGGTTTTTTTATGCCGCAAGCGGACGCGACGCGGTGCACGGCCGGAAGGCCATTCGATAGGGCGGATGCCCGGAAAGCTCTCAAAATGAAACTGAAACTCGACGCAAATGGCAATGTGGTCCTGCAAGATGGCAAGCCGGTCTACATTCTGGACGACGGCCGCGAGGTCGCTCACGACGCCGCTGCAACCGTAGCGAAGATTTCCAGCCTGAACGGCGAGGCCATGAGCCACCGCCAGGCCAAAGAGGCTGCCGAAGCCGCCCTGAAGCCATTCAAGGACGCTGGTATCACCGATGCCGCCGCCGCCGCCGAGGCCCTGCAGACCATGGCGAACATCAAGACGGGGGACCTGACCACCGCTGCCAAGGTGCAGGAGATCAAGGACGCGGCGACGCGCTCGGCGAACGAAGCCGTTGCTGCCGCCACGCGCGCCGCCGAGGAAAAGCAGCGCGAGCTGACCGAGCAGAATACCAAGCTGACGCAAGACCTGAACAACCACATCGTCGGCGGCAGCTTCACCGGCTCGAAATTCATCGCCGAGAAGCTGGCCATTCCTGCCGACATCGCGCAGAAGGTCTTCGGCGACCGCTTCAAAGTTGAAGGCGGCAAGCTGGTTCCGCTGGATGCGAACGGCAATCCGATCTTCTCCGCCACCAACCATGGCAATCACGCCGACTTTGACGAAGCCATCCAGGTGATGGTCAGCCAATATCCGAACAAAGACAAGATCCTGAAGGGCTCGGGCGCTTCGGGCGGCGGTGCTTCAGGCGGTGGCGGCGGTTCCGGTGGCGCGAAGTCCATCAGTCGCGCGCAGTTCGATGCCATGGATGGCGCCGCGCGCGCCGCTGCCATGAAGGGCGGCGCAACCATCAGCGACTGATTCGCCACAACGACTTCACGAGGCCCGCTGCGTGCGGGCTTTTTCGTATCCGCAACACTGCAATTCCTTAGCCGGCGCCTGGATGGGCAAGTCGGTGCTTTGGGCTGGATGGCCTGTCTGCTGTGAACCCCAAACCACTAAACTGAAAGGCAATACCATGAAGATGATTATGTTCGCTGTCGCCGCAATGCTGGCGCTGGCGCTGGCCCCTGTTGTCGACCTGTTCGCCGATGTGACCGGCATCGGCAAGCCGGCTGCGCGCAAAATCGAGCTGTACGGTAAGGCATTCGCCGAAATCGCGCGTGCACACCTGCAGAACCACATGTCCGCGACGGGCATGCAGTTGGGCATCCTGACCCTGAACGGCCTGATCCCGACCATCTATGAAGCGATGGACACCGTCTCGCGCGAGCTGGTCGGCTTCATTCCTGCTGTATCCCGCGATTCGACCGCTGAACGTGCCGCGGTCGGCCAGGTGGTTATGTCGCCTGTCGTCGGTGCACTGCCAGCTGAAGATCTGGTGGCGGCGGCGTACGCACCGATGGCACCGGACCGTCCTATCGGCAACGTCCAGATGACCATTTCGAAGGCCCGCTCCGTTCCGTTCGGTATCACCGGCGAAGAAACGCGCGGCCTGCAAAGCGCTGGCACGCTGGGCACGATCAACCGCGACAGCATCGTCCAGGCCTTCCGCACGCTGACCAACGAGGTCGAGACCGACCTGGCCGCGCTGCATATCTACGCTTCCCGTGCCTACGGCACCGCAGGCACCACGCCGTTTGGTATCGCCACCGACCTGAGCGACTTCGCCCAGAGCCGCAAGATCCTGGACGATAACGGCGTTCCCCAATCCGACCTGCACATGGTGCTCGGCTCGTCGGCCGTGGCGAACATTCGCGGCAAGCAATCGGGCTTGTTCAAGGTGAATGAAGCTGGCAACGACGACCTGCTGCGCCGGGGCGCGTTGGGCTCGGTGGAAGGCTTCGACCTGCACAACTCTGGCCAAGTGAAGAAATCCGTCACCGCCGGCACCGCTGCGGGCGCCACCACCAATGCTACCGGCTATGCTGTCGGCGCAACTGTGATCACCATCGCCTCGGCTGGTACCGGCGCGGTGATTTCGGGCGACATCATGACCGTCGCCGGCGACACCGAGAAATATGTGATCGTTAGCGGCGACGCCGACGTGTCCAACGGTGGCACGATCACCATCGCCGAGCCGGGCCTGCAAAAGGCCATTCCCGCCGCTGCGACCGCGCTGACCCTGATTGCGGCCACCACCCGCAATATGTTCTTCCACCGCTCGGCGATTCAGCTGGCGACCCGCGCACCTGCCATGCCAGAAGGTGGCGATTCGGCGGACGACGTGGTGCTGATCACCGATCCATACTCGGGCCTGACCTACGAGTTCGCGCTGTATCGCGGCAAGCGCTCGGTCCGCTGGGAGGTCAACTTGGCATGGGGCGTGAAGGCTGTCGCTTCGCGTCACATCGGCCTGCTGATCGGCGGCTAATCCATCAACAACGCCCGGCGGCCAGCGCGGCGCCGGGCAACCTGCGAGAACAACATGATCACCACCATCAAAGTCCATTCCAGCCACCCAGCGAGCCAGGGCCCGTACGTCATCATAGAACGCGCTGACTTCAACCCAGAAGTGCATGAGAAGTACGACGACGGCACCGATGATGACGCCGCATCCGGGCGCTTGCCCACCATGGCGGAATTGCTGGCCGCACGCGACCAGCTGCTGGAGCGCGAGCGCGAGCTGAACGCCGAGCGTGACCGTCTGGCGGGCCAGGCTGCCGCCAATGAGGCCGAGGCCCAGCGACTGGCCGCTGAGCGTAACGCGCTGACCGCTCCAACCGCCGGCGCCACTGCTCCGGACTACAGCAACATGTCCAAGGACGAGCTGCAAGCCGCGCTCGCCGCAAAGGGCAAGAACTTCCCGGCCGCCGCCAACAAGGCCGACCTGATCGCGCTGCTGACCGCCGCGTAATCCCGCCTCGCTCCACCGCCAGCCTGCCGCGCGCGGGCTTTTTCAATTCCACCGCCGAGATAGCCAATGTCCCAGACCACCACGATCAAAGTAGGCGAGTCCGCCAAGACCATTACGCTGCCGGAGGGCAAGTCGCTGGTCATCACCGGCTCGGCCGGCGCCGCTGGCGTGGCCTACTTGCTGGACCCTGTCCTCGGCGGCACCAATTCGTTGAAGTCGTGGGCGGTCGGCACGGGTGCGCTGGCTCCAATCGGGCCGTACACCAACAGCCAGAAGATCCGCGTGCACTGCTCGGCCGGCACTATTGATGCGACAGTGCAGGAAGCGGTGTTGACAGTAGTTAACTCGGGCTCCACTGTCGCCACCATCACCGGCACGCCGGGCATCAACAACACGCTGACCGCCACGCTGCCCGCCGGCGTCGTAGGCACGCTGCAATGGACCCGCACCACCAAGGCTGTACCGCCAGTGAAGTCGAACATCGCCTCGGCCGTCGCCAATGCCGTCAACAGCCTGACCTACGTTCAGCAGCAGGCGGACGTCGGATGCTTTATCGGGTGTGACGCATCGAACCAGGTATCGCCTTCGAGCTTGATCGATTGCCCGGCTAGCGTACCTGATGCACCGACCATTGGCACGCTGACGGCGTCGGCCAACTCGGTCTCACAAGCATTCACCGCTCCAGCTAACAACGGGGGCGCGGCCATCACCAACTACCAGCTGTCGGTCTATCGCGCATCGGATAACGTCCTGCTGGGCCAAGCGAACGGCAGCGGATCGCCAATTGCTCTGGCCGGCCTGACGAACGGCGTTGCCGTTTATGGCAAGGTGGCCGCGCAGAATAGCATCGGTATCGGCGCGCAGTCGGCAGCGTCGAATACGGCGACGCCAGCAGCGATCCAGGGCTTCAGCAGCACGCAGTCCTATCCAGCCGGCCAGCAGGTTCTCTACGCCGGCGGCCTGTACACTTTCACCGCCAACCATCCGGCAGGTAATTGGACTGGCGCTGACGTGACCTATAACGGTCAGAACGGCTCGTCGCCACTGAACACCGCAGGCGTCTCCAAGCTGTTGGGAGTTGTCGGTTTTGGCGTCGGCTCAATCTCCACTACGGCAGTCGCCAGCCCGACCACCTCGCGCGGCATGAAGATGACCATGGAGGCGCCGTTCACCAAACTGAAGGCGCTGATGTATCAGCGTGAACCTTCGCCCATCCGGGGCATGGCATTCTCGGTTGCCGCTACCGAGACGGACAAAGTGGATACGATTTCCAACGCGGTCGACCCAATCGTCGGCGGCGTGGCGTACAGTGTGCTACGTGCAAATGATACACGTGGTTTCCTCCGTCTGACGTGGTCCAGCAATCAGCGCTCGCGCCCGCAAGCGCCTGGCGCGGCATCACCGATTCCCGTCAACTACATCACGAATATGAGCGTGGAAGCATCGGATTGGGCGAACTGCAACAGCGTGCCCGTCGTGACCGGCCGCCTGCCGATGCTGGTGGCGCGCTACAATCGCGTTGTCGCCGTTGGTGATGCGGAAAGCAACGCCTCGGGTGTCGCGCTGCAGACGCAGTACAACCTGTATAACTCTGGCAGCCCACGCGGCCGTCTCATGTACCACCCTGTAGTAGGCACGAACGGCGACCATGTTGCAGACCCGACACTATCAAAATCGACGGCCGTCCTCTACGATCCGACCACCACAGCAGGCTTCTGGAAGAACATGGCTTGGGTAGCAGAACACGGCATCCCGACGCGGAACTTCGCTGGCTTCGGCGACTCGATCACCGAGGGTTATCAGTGGTGGCAAAATGCGGTGCTGGACCTGAGCACGCAGACGGCACCGTGCTACGTGATGAACTTCGGTTGCAGTTCGAACCGCAGCAACCAGTACCTTGGCCTCATGCACAGCATGATCCGGGAGCCTGAAAATCGGATTACCGATGTCATCCTGGAAGCCTTCTCGTCCAACGAGCCGTCCAACACTATTGACGTCAATACTGCGGACATCTTCATCGCCGAGCTGAGCGACGCGATTGACGCAGCGTTCGCACGCAACATGCGGATCTACGTGTGGACTTCTTACGCCGCGAAAACCCAGGGCTACAACGGCGCAAACGCGATTGCCTGCATTACTAAAATCAATAATTGGGTGCGCAACAACGCCGGTCCAAAATTCCAACTGGTGGAGATAGAAGCTGGTTGGAATAATTCCACGATGATCGCTGGCGACAACACGCACCCTAACGCCACAGGCATTGCTTATATGTCGGCCCAGATTCTCCCAATTATCCAGCGAGGTGTGTAATGGCCATCATCAATCTTAATTTGCCGGCGCTGGGGGCTACAGCAATGGTACAAAACGGCACCTTCAGCACCGACACGGCTGCCGACGTAAGCACTACACTGTCTGCCAACGCCGTGGCCAGCGCTTCTACGTTGAGCGTGGCGAGTAGCGCAGGGTTCGCCACTGGTGCAGAGCTGGTTACCATCCCCGGAGCTGGCCCTGCTGGAGCCACTGCGTTCGTTGCATTAGACGGGTTGAACCTGTTTGGAGCGAACCAGCTCAGTTGCCAAAACCAAAGTATCGTCACTGGTGTGGCTTCGGGCACCGCCGTTACTATGTGGGGCCGTATCGCGCTCAAGGGCACGCCAAAACACGTTCGGCTGACGCAAGCCAACGGCGACTGGTGGGACTGGGTTCAGGGCATGGAGCCGTACAGCGTGAACTCGTCGGTTGGTGGCGTGACTGGCCTGCTGACTAACAAGATGTTGTGCTGCCCCGGTGCGGTCAACTTCGCACCTAGCTTCCTGGCGGCGTCGACAAACTACAGCATTCTGATCGAGTATTGACCATGTACAGCCTTCTTCTCGTCATCACATTGCTGGCCAACCCGCCGCAGGGCGCGCCGGCGAAGTTCCTGGAGACGGCCTCAGTATTTGGGACCAACTCCAAGGCGGATTGCGAGCGGCTGATCCCGTACGCGGTCTCGTACTGGACGCGGATGTACGCCGAGAAGGGGCAGTACGTCTCCGTGGTGCCGACCTGTGTCGGGAGCGACGGGCCGCGACCTTGATCGCCGCAGCCGGCCCGCTAGTCTAGAAAATCCCCGAAGTGCTCGGGGTGTCGATTGCCTCAAGCCTTGCGGCGACGCGCCACGATTGCCATGAGGCCCAGGCCGGCCAGCAGCATGCCGTATGTTTCTGGTTCAGGGACGGCGCCAACATGGGTGTCGTACAGTCCGATAGCAACCCCTCCAATGCCTTGGTAACCAGACCGCCAGCTTCCAGCCAAGTATTCTGCAGCGCCTGAATTATCGGCACCTTGTCCGAGGTAAGTTTCAAGAAATGGCGATATCGCCTGCACGGCGAAATAATAGCTACCCGAAGCCAAGGAAACAGAGGCTGTGTTAATAAATTGCTTATGCCAACCGTAACCGAACTGAGAGCCGATTAAAGTCGCGGTGTACGCGATAGCACTTGAGCCTGAGGCCAACAACGTTCCTGGCAGCCCTCCAGCGCCGTCAGCAGCCAGTATTTGCCAGCTAGCACCCGTTGGCATGCGTCCGGAATCAAAAATGCTAAAGCTTGCGGAGTTGATTGTTGCAGAACTTGAAATGGAGAATCTTTGCGCTGCGTAGTCGCCCGTGCGGCCGAACTGCGCCGCGCACGTCGTGCTGAAAGAGCAGTCGCCGGCGACAGGATTTAACGGATTATCGTAAATCGTAGCGGCATATGTTGCAGATGCGTTCAAAGCAACAACTACAGCGGCGGCAAATAACTTGATTTTCATGGTGGCTTTCGGTGGGTGCGGCTGCCCGCGAGTTGTTAAATTGAAATATTAAAACGGCATGTAATTGATGGTATCCAATTTTTATTAAAAAAGCACTATGTGTTTGTAAAAACAACAATTAAAGGATCTTCATGCTCAACACCGAAACCGGGGCCGGCCTGCCAAATGCCGAAAGCTATGCCAGTGTGGCGCAGGCTGATGCACGCTGCGCAGCGCTGGGCGTGACCGACTGGGCCCCGCGCGCGGAGGCTGACAAGGAAGTGGCGCTGCGCAACGCCACCCAGTTCATGCTGGCGAACTACCGTCAGCGCTGGGCCGGCCGCCGCGTCTACCAAGCGCAGGCGCTGGACTGGCCGCGCTACGACGTCTGCGTTGACAGCTTTCCGGTACCAAGCACTATCGTTCCGGTCGAAATCACCAACGCCTGCATCGACCTGGCGGCGCGTGCCGGTGCCGGCGAGCAGCTGATGCCTGACCTGGACACCGGCTCGAACGTCGTCAAGCGCGACAAGACCGGTCCGCTGGAGACCGAGTACTTCCAGAACACTACCGACGCGCGCGAGCGCTTCGTGGCCGTCGACGCCGCGCTTCAGCCGTACTTCGGCGCGGCCGGCGGCAGCGGCATGATCAAGCTGGTGCGCGGATGAGCGCCTATCCAGTAGTGAAGATCGAAGGCTGTGCGGTATTCGAGAACACGTACAGTCACGACGGCAAGGTCTGGTCGGTGACGAACCTCATCGCGCGCGCCAAAGATCTTGAACAGTTTGACCTGCCGCTGGCTGCAATCTACGCGGATACCGAAGTGTGGACGCCGACCGGGTCGGCCTACGGAATGGCTTTCCATATGCGCCGCGCGCTCGACGTCGACACCACTTATCCGGTCATCCTGTCGCAGGAAGGCTTCATCATGGACGGGTGGCACCGCGTTTTGCGTGCGCTGATCGACGGCAAGGCGACGATCAAGGCTGTCCGCTTCCATAGCACGCCACCGCACGATCATCTGGAGCCTAAGGCATGACCGACTATGCCAAGAAAGCCCGCGACGCCGACGCTAAGCTGCGCAAGAAGGGCGGCACTGTCACCCTGCGCCGCATCGTGCTGGGCGACGACGACCCGGACACCGGCAAGCCGATCAAGACCGTCACCGACTACACCGCCACTGGCGTCAAGCTGAACTACGAGGCTGAACGCATCGACGGCACGTTGATCCAAGCCGGCGACCAAGAGCTGTACCTTTCGCCTCTGCAGTTGAACGGGCAGCCGCTGCCGGCACCGACCGTCGGCGACCTGGTGCTGGTCGCCGGGGTGCAGTACGCCATCGGGCCGGTGCAGAAAATCGAGCCGGTCGACGTGCCGGTGCTGTACATCGTGCAGCTGAAAGGCAACTGATGGCCGGGTCGTTCAGTGCGGACCTATCGCGGTTCATCCAGCACTTCGACGGCAACATCGACAAGGCGCACCGCATGGCAGTGGTGCTGGTGGCGCAGGGTACCGTGCTGGGCTCGCCCGTCGACACAGGCCGCTTCCGTTCTAACTGGCAGTTCGGCAAGGTTCTGCCGCAAGGAGCGCTGGACACCTTCGATAAATCCGGCGCCGCGACGATCGCGCGCATGGCTGGCCAGGTCACCAGCGTGAAGGCGGGCGGCGAATTGTGGATCGTGAACAACCTGCCGTATGCCGGCAAGCTGGAGTACGGCTACAGCCAGCAAGCGCCGAGCGGTATGGTCCGTATTACGCTCGCCAACCTGCCAGCGGCGCTGGAAAACTATGTGCGAGGCCTGCAATGAGCAACAAGATTATCCGCGCGGCGCTCGAAGGCCATCTCAAGGCCTGGGCTGCCGCACAGGTGCCGCCGATTGCCCTGTTTCTGGAGAACCGGGGCGCGAAGCCGGCCGTGGGCGTGCGCCACATCCGCGCCGACCTGATGCCGGCCGAAACGCTCGACCCGAGCCAAGGCGCGCAGCACCGCCGGTACCACGGAATGTATCAGGTCGGCATCTTCCTGCCGGAGAACGAGGGCACCGGCGACAGCGACGACCTGGCCAAGGCCATCGAGGTGCTGTTCAAGTGCCCGACCACGATCACTAAGCTGGGCCTGAACATCCAGATCCTGCAGACGCCATCCATCGCACAGTCGCGCCCCGACGGCGCCGGCTTCTGGATGACGCCCATCACCATCAAGTACTCGGCGAACGATTTCAGTTAAACCGCCGCACATCGCACCATCCACCAGCGCCTTCGGGCGCTTTTTTTTCGTCCGAAGAAAGGCAATACCATGACCATTCAGACCCAAGTTCTGACCAAGATCGTGCGCAAGAAGGAGAGCGCCTACGGCACGCTGCCCGGCGCCACCGGCGCGCGCGAGGCCCGCCGCGTCAGCGACAGCCTGACGCTGAAGAAGAACAAGATCCAGTCGGCCGCAATTCAGACCAACGCCCAGCGCCCGATGGCACGCCACGGCGGCCGTACCGTCGACGGCAGCACCAACTTCGAGATGGCCCTGGGCCTGATCGACGACCTGCTGGCTTCCGTGCTGCGCCGCGACTGGACGGCCGTGACGCCGATTACCGGCCTCACCATCACTGCGACTGCGACTGCGCCGCATTTCGTGCGCTCGGCTGGTTCGTTTATTGCGGATGGCCTGGCGCTGGGGATGCTGTTCAAGCCGAGTGGCTTCACCGCCGGCGGCGCTGCGAACAACGGCAAGCTGTTCACAATCATTGCGCTGACGGCGACCGAGATTACCGTGGCAGAAACTGTTGTTGCTGCGGCGAGCGCCAGCGGTATCGGCATCACCGTACCGGGCAAGATCACCTACATCCCAGAGACCGGCCACACCAACGACAGCTACATGATCGAGAAGTTCTACGCCGCCGTGTCCGAGTCGTATCGCTTCACCGGCCAGCGTGTCGCCTCGGCCAAGCTGGGCCTGAACGCCGACGATAAGGTTAGCGCCGAAGTGGCCTTCATGGGCCAGGATCGCCAGAAAGCGAACGTCGCCTACTACACGAACCCGGCCGCCCCGAGCTCGGGCGACATGCTGGTCACGCCTTCCGGCTTGGCCGTCATCAATGGCGTCGCCACCAAGGTTTGCACCAACTTCAGCCTGGACATCAACGGCAACGCCTCGGTGGGCAAGGTGGTCGGCTCCAACGTGACCCCGGATGTGTTCATGGACATGATCGACGTCAGCGGCCAGATCAGCGTGTACTACGAGAATGGCACCATGGACGACTACTTCGACCAGGAGCAGGCGATCTCGCTGATCAACCGTCTGGACGACGGTATCGGCGGCGCCTTCGTCATGGCGATGCCGGTCGTGAAAATCTTTGGTGGCGGCGAATCCGGCGATAAGGAGATCATCCGCCAGTACGACTTCACCGCCGGCCCGAATGCTGCCGGCACCGGCGCTGGTAAATCCACCATCCTCCTCCAGGATACCAGCCTCGTTTAACCCTGACCCGGCCACACGCCGGGTTTTCTTTTTGGCGCAAGCCTCCCCAGCACCGACCGGCTGCCGTCGCCTTCGCGGGCGCGGCAGTCGGTACGGGCACTTATTTACCCGCGAAAGGCAATACCATGACCACTACCACCGCACAAAAAATCATCTCGGCCGGCTTCGATATCGCCCTGCTGTCCAGCCCGGAGAAAATCTCGAAAGTTCACACCGTGGAAGTCGTGCACGACGACGACGGCAACATGCTGGCCGGCTTCGATATCGTCGGCAAGAACTCGGTCCAGTACAAGGACGTCATCCGCTCGACCTCGGTTGCCGCCATCAAGCGCAGCCAGACCAAGAAAGAGCAGATCGACGCCAAGACCGAGAAGGGCGCCGGCACGCTGTACGACTTGGGCGAAGACCGCAACCGCAAGATCGCCATCGCAGTCGTTGTCGGCGCGCCCGGCTTCGTGTCCAACGGCGAGCCGGTGGCGCTGACGCCTGAATTCCTCAACCTGTGCTTCGACGCTCAGCCGACCTGGGAAGCGAAGATCCTGGCCGCCCTGGAAGCTGACGCCAATTTTTTGGCGATCTAAAGCAGCAGCTGGTCGAGCACGCGCAGGCGTCGCTTAAGCTCAGCGCCAGGCAGAAGGACGGCAGGACGCTGGGCTGGCACCTGAATGTGGTGTACGAGCAGACCGGCATCATGCCGCCGCAGCTTGACGTCCCGTCAATCCCGCATGAGCTGGAGCACGTCTGGGGCTACTTCCTGCAGATGAACGCCAAGCGCACCGCCGGTGCCATGGCTGCAAATCCGCTTTCGGATGAACAGATCATGGCCTGGGAGCGGCGGCACCGCATCCAGCTCACGCCGTTCGAAGGCGAATGCATCGACGCGCTGGACCAGGCCTACTTGGCCAGCGATTAGGGCGGCCGCGCACCGCCCACCACGAACACCGACCGCCCTCGAGGCGGTTTTTTCATTTAGGCCACCCATGACCGTTGATATCGCCACTCTCGCAATCCGGATCGATTCGACCCAGGCGCAGGTTGCCGCCCAGGCGATGGACCGGATGCGCGACTCTGGTGCGCGCGCTGAACAGCAGGCCGCCAGCCTGGATGCGGTGACCCGCAAGCTGTCGCAAGCGTTGCAGCTGCTGGGCGTCGGCGCCGGCGTTGGCGCGATCATCCGGATGGCCGACGAGTACACGAAATTCAACGCGCAGATCAAGTTGGCCACTCAGTCGCAGCGCGAGTATGCCGCTGCTGTCGATGATGTGCGCCGCATCGCCAACACGGCGCAGCAGGATCTGGCCGCCACTGCTACGCTGTACGCGCGGATCGCCAATGGAACGCGTGAACTCGGCGTGCAGCAGAAGCAGGTTGCTGCCATCACCGAAACCGTCAATCTGGCGCTGAAGGTCTCTGGAGCAACGGCGGCCGAGTCGGCATCCGCACAATTGCAGCTGTCGCAGGCATTCGCCTCCGGCACGCTGCGCGGCGAGGAGTTCAATGCCGTCAACGAGGCGGCGCCACGTCTGATGAAGGCGCTGGCCGACGGCATGGGTGTGCCTATCGGCGCGCTGCGCATGATGGCGTCCGAAGGCCAGATCACGTCGAAGATAATGGCTGACGTCCTGCCTGGGGCGTTGGAACAGCTGCGTACGGAAGCCAAGCAGGTCCAGACCATCGGCGGCGCCTTCACGGTGCTGAAGAACAACGTCATGGAGTTCATCGGCGTGCAGGCCCAAGCGAGCGGAACCGTAGCGATCCTGACTGGCGCTATCGGCCTGCTGGCGGACAACCTGAACCTGCTGGCTGGCGTCATGGCCACCGTCGCGGCCGTGTCGATCGTGAACTGGCTCACTGCCTGGACGGTCAAGACCTATGAGCGTATCGCGGCTGCCTATGCCCAAGTAGCTGCTGAGAATGCAGCGCGCGCGGCTACCATTGCCGCCGCCGAGGCTGACTTGGCTGGCGCCACCGCATCTGGCGCTCGGGCCGCCGCCACTCAGGCTGCGATCCTTATCGCCCGCGAAGAGGCGGTCGCGCGGCTGGCCCAAGCGCGGACCAACATCGCAGCGGCCAACGCCGCCATCGCCGCCTCCACTGCCGCTGGAGCGCAGAGCTTTGCATTGCGTACCCTCACGTTGGCCACTGCAGAACTCGCGACTGCCGAAACCGCACGTGCCGCCATGGTCGCCGAACTTGCCCTTCTGGGGCAGCAACAAGCTCGGGTCGCGGCACAGGTAACCGCAGCGACTGCCTCCCAGACGGCTGCGCAGGCCGCGCTAAATACCGCGAACGCTGCTGGCGCGGCCTCTATCGGACTTGCCAGCCGTGCGATGGGATTGCTGGGCGGCCCAATCGGCATCGTCATCACGCTGCTCGGCCTGGCTGCGACTGCATGGTCAGTATGGGGCAAAAAAGCGGAAGACGGCAACAAGCAGGCCGCTGAATCGTTTGACGAGGCTCAAGCGCGCATAGTCAAGGGCCTTGACGAGCAAATCGCGAAAAACGAGAAACTGATCCAGCTGCAAAAGCTCGGCTCGACCAAAACGAAGGCAGAGCAGGATCTGCCAATCTTGGACCAGTTGCAGAAAGCGTCGGCGCTGCTGAACGACATCAATAACCGGACCGGTGACTTCGCGCAAGGAAAAGGTAAGAGCAACGACGATGTGTACTTCGCTCGTCTGAATGTGCTCAAGGATATCGCCGAGCTGACCACCAAGATGCAGAAGCGCGATTCGTCCAATGACGAGGCCGCCGCTTTTGGGCCGGCTGCGCAGGCCTTGGTCGCAGTGCGCGAGCGCCTGACTGGCGTGAACAAGCAATATATCGACGACCTGAAGGCGCTGCAAGCTGCCCGCGATGCGAATGCGATAGGCGAGCAGGAGTACATCAACTTGACAAGCACGCTTGCAACTGAGACTTGGAAGAGTTCGGATGCAGGCAAAGCCGCGACTGCTGCGGCCCAAAAGTCGGCCGAGGCCTACAAGACCCTGATCAGTTCAATCCGCGAGGCGACCGCTACCAATAAGCTAGAGCTTGCCGCAGGCATCGATGCCACCGACACGCAGAAAGCCCGGATCAAGCTCGACCAAGAGCTGGCCAGCGGAAAGGTAAAGTTGACAGCCGGTCAGCTGGCATCGGTACGCGCGGCACTGGCTGAGCAGGACGCCTCCGAAAAAGCGCTCAAGTCGCAACGTGGAGTCGCTGCTGCTATTGCCGAACTCAACGAACAGCGCCGCCAGGACTTCGCCTCGGCCGCAGCTGAAGCCGCTGCCAATGAACAGGCGGTAACGGCATTTGGCCTGACTAAGGCCCAGATCGAAGCGCTGACCGTCGCCCGTTTGCAAGATCGGCTGGTTCACGCTGCAGACCTCGATCTGACTGCTGACGACATCGCGCAGACCGAGCGCCTGATTGCCGTTAAGCAGAAGAGCGCCGACGCTTTGACCAAAACCGATGCGCTGGGCTATATCAAGCAGCTTACAGAGGAAAACCGGAATTTTGCCGCCAATTCAATTGTAGACGAGCGCGCTCGCGCGGTAGCGCTGACCGAGATCGACGCCGACCTGTGGCGCAAGCGTATTTCACTGGCAGGCGATGGCACCGAACAGCAGAAACAGCTGCAGCAACAGTTCGATATTTGGTATCAGAATCAGTCGCTCAAGCCTATGCTTGACGAGCAGCGCGAGGCGGTCAAGAAGTACGACGACATCTTCCGCGAGGGCTTTGCCGACATGCTCAACCACGGAAAATCTGGCTGGAAGTCGTTCAGCACCTCGCTCATCACGACTTTCAAAACCACTGTTGCGGACCAGATTTACAAGATGCTGGCTCAGCCGTTCGTGGTAAAGATGGTTGGCAGCCTTCTCGGCGTTACCGGTGCCGGCGGCGCCGCCGCATCGGCGGCATCGACTGCTGCTGGCGGGGCCGGAACGGCATTGGCTGGATCGGCCCTGGGCGGCATGTTTGGTGCAGGCGGTCTCAGTGGCGCCCTCATGGGCGGTGCGGGCTGGCTTACTGGCGCGACCACGTTCGGAGGAGCGCTCACCGCCGGCACTTCGCTTATTGGCACCGGCACGCTGGCGGGCTTGACCTCCGGCATCGGCGTGTTGGCCGGTGCGCTTGGGCCGATCGCGCTGGGCATCGCTGGGCTCACCGCACTGGTGGGCAAGTGGGACAGCTCCGGCACGATCCATACCGGCGGCGCCGCCAGCGCGTCGGCGGCGGGCGCGCAGACCATCAGCGCCGGTACGCTGGGCCTTCAGCGCATCAACACTACCGACGCCGCCAACCAGATGACGTCGCAGCTGGCGCAGAGTGTTGTGGCCATCCTCGACAGCACGGCTACCACCTTTGGCAAGACCGCAGGCTACACCGCCGCAACCGCCTTTGCCGATGACACCAGCAAGGACGGTGCATGGGGCGCGCTGATCATCAGCAACCTCAACGGCATCGTCTCGCAATGGGGGGACGCCAACAGCCGCTGGGCACCGAAAGTGTTCGCAGATGGTGAGGCTGGCCAGAAAGAGTACCTGGCATCGATCAGCACGTCGGTGCGCGCTGCGCTCGATGGCATCGGCATGCCCGAATGGGCAAAATCAATGCTTGATGGCCTGGGCGCCACGCCGGCGCTGGAGGACTTGGCCAAGGTGGTCGACACGATCAATGCAACGCAGAAGGCGCTGGTACTGATGGGCGATCGCCTGGTGGGTTTCGCCGGGCTCAGCGATGCGGCGGCATCGGCGCTGATCAACGCTTCAGGCGGAATCAATGCTTTGGCGACCAATGCAGGGGCCTTCTACGATGCCTTCTACAGCGAGGGTGAAAAGACTAAGGTAGTCACAGACCAAGTCGCCGCCGCACTGAAAGCGGTGGGCGTGCAGATGCCCGAGACCAGAGACGCGTACCGTGCGCAGGTCGAGGCACAAATGGCTCTTGGTGCCTCTGGCGCGCCGGCCGTCGCTGCGCTGCTGGCCAACGCGCAGGCTTTTGCCTCAGTCGTACCGGCCGCCGAGGCAGCCACCGGCGCGCTGCGCTCGCTGCAGGACGTCGAGAACGAGCGCGGCAACCTGCAGAACCAGTTAGACCAGCTGACCATGACGCAGGCGCAGCTTGCTGAAAAGGCGCGCGCCGCCATTGACGGTCACAATCAGGCACTTTACGACCAGGTGACGGCTGCACAAAAGGCGGCAGATGTCGCCTCTGCGAATGCTGATTACCAGAAGCAGATCGACCAGCTGCTGGCGGCGCGCCAAGGCGAGGCAGCTATCCGCCAGCTCGAAATCGTCGGAATGAACGCGAGTACTGTTGCGCTGTACGACCGGCTTAAAGCGCTCAAGGATGAAGATGCGGCGGCCGCCGCAGCCGCCGCAGACGCTCAAGCGCTCGCCAGCACGAATGCCGGCTATCAGCAGCAGATCAATGAGATTCTCAAGTCGAGCATGAGCGCCGCCGAAGTGCGCGCGCTCGAAACGAAGGGAATGGATGCCAGCACGGTAGCGCTGTACGATCGTCTCGCCGGCCTCAAGGCCGAAGCGAAGGCTGCGGTGGACGCCAAAGCAGCAGCGGATGCGCTCAGCAAATCACTGTTCGCTGCCGTCGACAATGCGTTCAACAGCCTGACCGCCGCCGTCAACGCGCAAAAGAAGGTGCTTGACGCTGCAAATAAAGCCACGATGGACGCGATGCAGGCGCAGATTGATAAGACATCTGCTTCAGTCACAAAACTGAAGTCGTTGTCTGACTCGCTACACAGTGCGCTCGACGGTATTCGTGGACAGACCGCTTCGCCGGCGGAAGACCGAGCATCCGCCCAGGCGCAGATCGTTGCTGCCTTGGCCGTCGCCAAGGCAGGCGGCGCGATGCCGGACGCTGATTCGTTGAAGGGCGCTCTGGCAACGCTGAGCAAGGATTCGTCGGATCAGTTCGCTTCGTACATCGACTATCAGCGCTCGAATTATCAGGCCGCGCTGGTGATCTCAGACCTGGCCGACCTGACCGATAACCAGTTGAGTGTGGAGCAACTGATGCTCGACTCGCTGAACGCGCAAAAGGACCAGGCGGCTCTGGCGTACGAGGCGGAAATCTCACGTCTCGATGGTGTTCTGGAGGCCGCGAAAGCACAGGTCGACGCGCTGAACGGCATCAACGCTGGCGTGGCCTCTATTCCGGCCGCGCTGGCGGCGCTGGCTACAGCGATGGGAGCCGTGAAAGCCAATCCCGTCGCATCTGGCACGGCCGACATCGGCGGTCTGTACCAGTCGCTGCTCGGCCGCGCGCCTGATGCTGATGGCCTGGCGTTCTACCAGGCGCAGATCGCGAAGGGCGACTCGATCGATAAGATCGCGAGCTACATCAAAAACAGTCCCGAGTATGCAGCGCTGCATCCGCCGGGGTTCGCCACCGGCGGCGACTTTATGGGGGGCTTGCGGATTGTCGGCGAGCACGGTCCCGAGCTCGAAGCTACTGGACCCTCTCGCATTTTCAACGCCAGCCAGACGGCTTCGATGCTGCGCGGCGGGGATGGTAGCGAGTTGCTGGCCGAGTTGCGCGCGCAGCGTGCTGAGAATGCCGAGCTGCGCTTGATGCTGGAATCGCACCTCTACGCGATCGCCAAAAATACGCTCAACACGGCCGATTCGCTCGATGGCGCCATCAACGGCGAAACGCCAATTGCAACCAAGGAAGTGGAGGCCGCATGATTATTCTGGACCCAATTGCGGTATCCGATCCCGGCGTATTCGTGAGCTCCAACGTACCGGAGGATGACACCGCGCCGACGCAGATCCTGACGCGGGTGTATGCCGCGGGCGACGCCGTTATGGATCCGGCCACGCACACGAAGTTCGAGTCGAAGCTGGGCGTGCGCGCGGTCGCTGCCATTTCGATAGGCTCCCCCGGAGTCGTTACCTGGGCGGCTCACGGGCTGGTGGCTGGTACGCCAGTGTCGTTCACCAGCACCGGCTTGCTGCCGACCGGGTTTCTTCCGGACGTCGTTTATTACCTGGTGGCGCCAGCGACCAACACCTTCCAGTTGAGCGCGACGCTCGGCGGCGCTGCAATCAACACTAGCGGCAGTCAGTCGGGAGTGCACAGCGCGGCGGCCGGACAGAACTTCGGGCGCGCGCTTTCTGATAAGACATATTGGCTTCCTGTCGGTGCAACGAACCGCTGGAAGATGTTCGATGCCTATAACAACACGCAGACGGAGCGCGCGGATTCGATCGTGATTGAGATCGACCCTAAGGCGATCGCTCAGGGCGTCTACCTCGGTAACGTCGATGCAGCAGAGATCATCGTCACGTCAACCGACCCGACGGCGGGTGTGGTTTATCGGCAGGTGACCAGCATGCAAACGTCGAGCTCGGGCAGTAGTTTCTACCGCTGGCTGTTCGGCCGGCGCAGGCGCAGGAGCTATTTCCTCACGCTGGACTTGCCTTTGTACTACAACACCCGCGTGAAGATTGAGATCAAGAATCCGGGTGGTATTGCTCGCTGCGGCATGTGCAACATTGGTCCAATCGAGGATATCGGCTTCTCGCAATATGGCTTGGGAACGGACATCAAGGACTACTCGACAACGCGGTTTAACTTCGATGGCACCAGCGAAACAACCGAGCGCGGCTTCTCAAAACGAATGACGCTGGACGTGGTTCTCGACAACGACATGATCGATTACGTGCAGGAGTGGCTGGCCGCTCGGCGCCAGAAGTCCCTGGTCTACATCGGAGCGGTCGAATTTGGCTCGACCGTCCTTTGCGGGAAGTTCTCATCGTTTAAAAACGTCATCGAGGGCTTCACGAATTCAAAAATGGCACTGCAAATCGAAGGGGTAGTTTGATGGCAATTACGAAATTGATGGATGGCTTGCCGAATCAGTCGATGTCGCAGGCGGACTTCGATCAGGCGACGGGCAAGTACATGAGCGACCTGCCGGCGTGGGGCGGTGAAGCCAACGCACTAGCGGCCGACGTGAACGCCAAGCAGGTTGCCGCTGCAGCCAGTGCAACCGCTGCCGACGCCAGCCGGGCTGCCTCTGCCACCCAGGCAGGAAACTCCGCGGCTTCGGCGGCCACTGCGGCAACCCAGGCCGGTATCGCCACCGCGAAGGCTGCTGATGCCGCTGTTCAGGTCGTAGCCGCGACGGCGAAGGCTGGTGAAGCGGCTGCCAGCGCGGCTGCTTCCGCCAACAGCGCCACCGGCTTGATCGCCACCAGCACCACTTCACTGGTGATGGGGAACGGTACCCAGGTGCTCACCGTCCCGGCCGGCAAGCAGTTTCCACCGGCTGCGCCGCTGGCACTGGTCAGCGCTGGCGCGCCGACGAACAAAATGTTTGGCACGGTCGCCAGCTACAGCGGCACCACGCTGACGATGACGATCACCAAGACGGAAGGCACCGGCACGTTCAACGACTGGACGATCTCGCCGGCAGGCGCGTACGGTCCCACGGGCGGCACGGCCGGCGGCCAGCTTACCAGCGCACTGGACGAGAAGAAGGGCGCCGACCTGGCCAGCGCGGCGACGATTGACCCGTGGTCGACCGGCGGCAACCTGGTATCGCTCACCGGTAGCGCAGCAATTACCGCGATCGCGAACGCGCCGCAGGCAGGCGCCAAGCGCACTTTGCTGGTGGTGGGGGCGCCATCAATTACGGCCAGCGCCAACTTGGTAGTCAAGGGGGGGTCTCTTTCGCTGGCTGCAGGTGATGAAATCGACATCGAGGCCGAGACCGTCACGAAGTTTCGCATTACCATTCGCCGGGGCGACGGTACGCCGACGACGCCTATCGCGTTCCGCAACTGCATATTGGTGACGCAGAGCCAAGTGTTTGTAGCAAAGGCCGATGGTCCCATTCGATTTACTCTGTCTGGCCCATGTGGAACAGGAGCGGTACTGGTCAGCACAGATAACGCCAATCTTTCGGCGACTGGCGGCGGCGTAGGTGGATTTGGGATCAAAACCGTCTACGGCAAAGCCGGAGATGCCTACGTCATCACATTGACCGCAGGTGGCGTGTCCGTTAGCAAAGATGGTGTGACCGGTAGCGGCGGGATAAATGGAAATGATGGTGCTGGGCCAGCCACAATCGTTGGGCCCAACGCGTCCATGACCGCTAACCCGGGGAGAGGCGGAAAATTCCTGATAGGGGCTGGAACCGCGCCCGGCGGCTTGGGAGGGACGTTCTCCGGGGGAGATATAAACATAACGGGTGCAGCGGCGGGTTCAGCTACGACATCGTCTGTAGCCAATGGATATTCGATTGCTGCAACCGGTGGTGCCTGTATCGGATTCTCCGGCGTCTCATATTCCAGTGGAGCAGCAGCCGCCTCTGTCACTGTAGCCAACGGTCGAGCATTTGCTGCCACCGGCGGGGCTGGTGTCGGTGGCAAAAGTGGTGATGCAACATCGACAGCCACATCGCTTGGCGATCGAGCTGTATTTTCAGGCGGGGCCGGTGCGTACGGCGCTTCCGCAAACAATGCTGCGCCGGGGAGTAGCGCCCCAGCGGGAGTGGGATCGGCTCAGGCTTTTCCGGTGTTTCAGGGAGGACTGCCGCTTTACAGCGCAGGTACTGAAGGGCGAAATGGCTCGGCAAGTTCTGGCCTGTCAGCCGCATCGGGTGCCGGTGGTGGCAGCGGCGCCTCCTATGATTTCGGCAGCGGCGGTGCTTTTAGCGGATCGGTATTTTTCTTGGGCGGATCTGGTGCGGCCATCATTTCAACCTCTTCCGGTAACTTTAGTGCAATAAGCGGGACGGTGAACTTTGGCGGCGCCTCGGGGGCCGCAATTTTGGTCGGCATTGGTGGTGCGAATGGCGGTAGCGCCACCGCTCAGTCTGGTGGCGCGGCTTACGCGATTGTCGAGTTTAATTAAGGGGAAATGTATGGGTATGACAGAAGGTGATCCGTGGTCATGTACGGGTTCGGAACCAGCGGGCGTTGTCATCGCACTTGACGGTAATGGCTACCCAGTGTCCAACAACGGAATCGTAGCGTCGTCCTGCTTTGCAGACTGGTACTACGGTGCAGAAAAGTGGGTGTGGCGCCCCGACACCGATCCAGATAATCCGCCCGCTGATCCGGAGCCGCCCGGCCCGGCCGTCGAAAATCACTAACCACTACAACCCGCTTCGGCGGGTTTTTTAATGCCATGAAAGAAACTATGCCCGCACTCGAAACAACCACTGCCGCTGGTGGCGCGCTGATTAAAATCTTTGGCGTGCCCGTACTGGCCGGCGCCGCCGCGACCGCGCTGGTGTTCCTGTTCATGTGGCCCAAGACGCTGCGTGAGGCATTCTTGCGCCTGACCAGCACCATCGCCACCAGCGGCATCTTCGGTCCGTTCGCGGTGATGGCCGTGCACAGCTGGTGGCCCTCGCTGTTCGACTCGGCGAAGGCCGTCACGATCCTCTACGGCGGCGACCCGGCGATGGGCGTGCTGTTCGTGGCCGCTCCGGTCATGGTAGCCGCTGGTTTGCCGGCATGGTGGTTGATCGGCGGCGTGATCCGCTGGCTTGATCGCCGCCGCGACAAGGATATCGGGGAAATCGTGCACGATGCCGTTGAAGTGGTCAAGGATGCGCGAGGTGCGCTGTGATAACGGCCGCTCAGCTCGCACAGATCATGCCGCTGGCCGGGCAGCGCCGGATCGCTCAGTTTCTGGCGCCACTGACGGTTGCCATGGCCGAATTCGAAATCAATACGCCCGCGCGCCAGGCTTCGTTCCTTGCGCAAGTCGGGCACGAGTCTGGGCAGCTTCAGTTCGTGTGCGAGCTGGCCAGCGGCGCCGCCTACGACACCGGACCGCTCGCCGCACGGCTGGGTAACACGCCACAGGCGGACGGCGACGGACAGCGCTACAAAGGGCGCGGCCTGATCCAAATTACCGGCCGGACGAACTACGCCGCGTGCGCCACCGCCTTGGGCCTTGATCTGTTGAGCCAGCCCGAATTACTCGAGCAGCCGGTCAGTGCCTGCCGCTCGGCAGGTTGGTTTTGGAAAACACATGGTCTCAATAAGCTAGCGGATGCCGGCGACCAGATTGCAGTTACCCGCCGGATCAACGGCGGCACCAATGGACTGGCTGAGCGCCTAGCGCTGTTTGCTGTGGCGAAGCGGGTGCTGTCGTGATCGCGGCGCTCCCGTGGTGGTGGAAGGTAATCGGCGGCGGCGCAGTACTGGTGGTGATTTTGCTGGCCGAGCAGAGCTATGAGTCGCATCTGATCGCGAAAGGTGACGGCGCAGGTGCGGCGCGAGTGCACGCAGAGTGGAAAGCCTCCGAAGCCGCGATCGAAGCAAATGCACGGCGCGAGGCGGCAGCCGATGCCGCTCGCGCACGCGCCGAAACCGCAGCACTTCAATCGAAATTTGCCCAGTTGGCGGAACGCCAGCAGAAAGATCGCGTAGACCATGAAAACGAAAAGCGTATCGCTGTTGCTGCTGCTCTCGCTGGCGATGTCCGCCTGTCAGTCACTACCGCAGGAGGAGCGGGTAATCCGCTACATGAAGTCGGAGCGGACGAAGGTTCCGGATCTCGAGCCGGCCCTCCGGCAGAAGCGCGAGCCAACCTCTTGCCGGCAACTGCTTCAGCTATTCTCGGCATCGCCGGAGACTACGGACAGCTTGTGCGGGATTACAACTCCCTCCTTGGACGGTTCGACACCGCACGAGCCACTTGCAATTCCGAATAAGCCAAGTCTCTAATTCCCCAAACCGGAGCTTCGATGAATATTTTTTGCCACTACCTAAGTTACTCGCGCTTCTGACGTAGTTCGAGTACACGGGGGTAGTCGTTTGTCTGTACGCTTTCGGTGGCCGCCATATGGTTGGCATGATCGTCGCACATTTTTAGCATTTTATTAATTGGAAATTCTGCTTTGCCGCGCTCAGCACTTGCATATGCGAGTTTAAAATTGGGTGGAAGAAAAAGCCCAAGAAACAATGGTATTGCGCGTTGGTTTATACCGTCAATTTTTCCGAGGTCGCTATCGGTGAAGATAAGAAAATTTTTGGTTTTGGAGGTGGCAGAATTGCTTAAGGATTGTATTAAAAAAAATATTGAAACTAGTTCAGAATTTATTTCTTCTTCTTGTATTAGATTTGCCTTCATATTGCAGTGATCAGGAAGTATCTTGAATTCGTGATCATCAGGGGAATTCAGAATATATTCAGCCACAGCAGTGTAATACACTGCTTTCTTTTCAATGGTATATTCGCGTTTGTTGGTATCAATTCCATAAATAAAGTCGTATTTCTGGAATGCCGTATGATACGAAAAGGTTGGTCTTTCATTGTAAAAAAAGAGTCTGCTCATGGAGCGCTTGCCATACATTGTTCTTAATATTGACTTTATCGGTATGATTTCTTGTGTCTGCGCACCTGGGACAGTGATTTTTGGTTTTCCGAAAATTTGTATTTCTTGTGTGAATCGATCAATCCGGAAGTATTCGATCAGGTATTTCCGATCAAACTCCAGAACTAACTCCATACGTCTTGGAATCCGGTCCTGCTTAATCTTTTTGAAAGCCAGAGGTGGGCTCTGTCCATGCTCCCAAAACTTCGACTGCACTTTAACGTCTGGGCGATGTATCGTAATTATGCGTTGAACTTTTCCTTGTGGCGGAGGGAAGATTGTGTAGCGCTCGTTTGTATTATCTGGAATCGTTATTCCTATCACTTATCTCTCCGTTAAATTCTGGCCGTGGTTTGTTGTATTGCGACCAGTTATCCAAGTCTAAATACCCCGATTTCCTAAGCACCCATCTGCCATCCATGAACACAGAATGCCTTTTTCTACCTTTTTCATAAAATTTTCCTCGCCTAAAGTGGATGATTCGACTACTAATATCGGTACGCCGAGAACGCTTATCGTGTGCACGAGGCCGCCTCGCACGCGCGAACTTCTCCGAGTTCGGCAATCATAGCAATCCCATCTGCGTATCTGATGCCGGCGTGACCGCCTCCTGTTTCTTGGCGCGCGGCGGCACCGGGAACTCCCAGGCGCGCATCTGTTCGGCCGGGTAGGGGCGCAAGAAACTGCGCGTGTATTCGGGAGCGGTGCAGTCCAGCCAATCGTCCCACTCTGCCTGCGGCACGATTACCAGTGCGCGCTTTTCATCGCCCGGTTTGTGAAAACGCCGCATCAATGGGTGCTCGTCCGCGTTTATCGTCAGTTGCGTGAACGAGTGCTCCGGCCCGGCCTCACCATCCCATTCCCGCCACAGCCCGGCCACGGCGAACATCGACTGGTCTGCCATGCCGATCCCCCAGCGCACCGGCTTTCCGATTTCATAATTGGGCTCGTAGAACGCGGTCATCGGCACCAAGCACAGCTGTGACTTCTTCCAGGCGCCGGAAAACGAGCGCAGTTGGCCAACAGTTTCGGCACGCGCATTCATCGTGTCGAACGGCCGCACGCCGGGTGGTATTCGCTTGCGCGGCACCATTCCATAGCTGGCCAGCAGGCCCTCGCGCTGACCGTCGACGCCGCGGCGAACAATCGGCGCGCCGTAATCCTTCCAAGTCTCCGTGCGCCAGAACCCAGTGTCGTGCAGATCAATGATCACGCCCATGACGGTATCCAGCAGCTCCGGATCTGGAGGACGAAAGTTCACGCACATATGGATTCCAGTCGTGATGATGAAAATCAAATAATAGCGCGATTTTGCTTCGGAGATTATACTGTATGTAAATACAGTATTCTTGACGGGAAACAAAAAATGAAAGCATGGGTGGCGCGACGGCGGGAGGGAGGTGCCGTCTTGGCAGCGCCGGTGCCCGCGATTGAAGGGGCTGGCCTACTTGAGCTGGTGGTGGTCGAGATAACGGAAGAGGGGAATCGCCGCCCCATCCGTGTTGCTAGGCTACACCCATTGGGTGAGCAGCGCATCCTTGCGCAGCTGAAGCTACCCGCCCTCGTCCAGCTGAAGGGCTGGAAGCTGGTGCTGAGCGGGATAGAAGAAACGCGCAATGACGACGGCCAAGTTCGGGGTGTCGCGCAGACTTGGCTGTGCGAACTACGGCCGCCGGAAAACGCACTCGGATTCCGTGTTAAGGACACCTACATCAGCGGCGTGCGGCGGCCCCGTGCGGCGCTGCATCAGGCTTCCGGCACGTGCGGGAAATTAATGGTTGCCGGGGATTTTTCCAATGCGCTGCAGCGCCACACGACCTGCGCCGAAATGCATGGCTACCAGATATCGACCTTCGCAGCCAAGAGGATTATCGATTGCTATATCGAGTTCATGGGCGATTCCAGTTTTGGACTGGGAGGCCTGCGCGTTCGCGAAGCACACCAAGACCGGCCGCAGCGCTTGGAGCGTGATGGCTGGCTGTGCGAGTTCGATGTCAAAGAGCGGGAACTGACTAAGGCGGAGTACCGGGCGCTGAGGTAGGGCGCCGGCGCCGGCCGTTCTCGTCCAGCACGCGCACGATGGTGCTGAACTTGACGCCCCCGCTCTCCAGGAACAGTGCGGCAGCGGTGCGGCCGTCAACGCTGGCCATGATGATGCCGGCGTTGACGATGGTTTCTTTTGCCCGGTCCGGTCGGGTACGGCGCTCGACTAAATTCATGTTTATATCTCCTTCTGCCAATATTGTCATGGCAACGGTGGTGGCAACTTGATCTTGGTCGTTTGTGACGCCACGCCCTCAAAATCCGTTCCGCAAAACCACCTGCAAATTTTTCCAAGCCCGGGAAAATGGAATTTATTTTTTGCTGAGTGCGGAACGAAAATAAGTGTTAAGTTGCTGATTCAAAAGAAATACTCGTCAGACTTAAAATCTGCCGCCGCAAGGCGTGCCGGTTCGATTCCGGCTCGGAGCACCAGCCCCCAATTTAGTACTACTGCACAGAACGCCATAAGTCCTTGTAAAACAGGGATTTATGGCGTTTTTGTTTGTGGGGAATCAAGTGCGGAACGCCGTTTCGGACCTATTATTCCCGCTACGATTTACACAAAATTTACACACGTTTTACACAACTCGACAGTTATGGCGAGCTTCACCAGAACAGCGAAGGGCTGGCGCGCTGCGGTTGCGGTACGTGGCACGCGGGACACCAAGACTTTTACGACCAAGGCGGAGGCGGTCGCCTGGGCGGCCGCGCGCGAAACCCAGATCCGCCAAGGCGAGAGCGCGCCGACGGATACGCTCAAAACGCTGGACGAGGCCTTTCACCGCTATCTGAAGGAAGTATCGGTCCACAAGCGTGGGCATCGCATGGAAGGGCACCGGCTTGCGGCCATCGCCGACCATGTGGTCGGCGGCCGGCGGCTTGGCAGCCTGCCTTTGAGCGAAGTGAGTTCCGACGTGCTTGGCCAGTGGCGCGATCTGAGGTTGCGCGGCACATTCGCCGCCAATTTCGCCGACAAGGTCAAAGGCGCTTCCGTGATCCGCGAGCTCAATCTGCTGTCGCACGTATTCACGACCGCACGGAGGGAGTGGAAGTGGATCGTCAAGAGTCCGACCACCGATGTGCGGCGGCCCAAAGGCTCGGCGCCGCGCGACCGCCGTATCAGCGAGGATGAAATCGACCGCCTTTGTGTGGCATTGGGGTTTGACGAAAGCCCTGTCACGACAAGGAGTGGAGTGGTCGCGGTGGCGTTCTTGTTCGCGATCGAGACAGGGATGCGCGCCGGCGAGATTTGCGGCTTGCGTCGCGACGACATCAAAGGCCGCGTGGCCCATCTACCACGCACCAAGAATGGCACCAAGCGCGATGTGCCTTTGTCCACGCGGGCGCTGGAGTTGATCGCGTTGATGCCGGCTGGAGACGCGGTGTTCGACATCACCGCTGCGAGCCTGGATGCCTTGTTTCGCAAGGCGAAGGCGCGCTGCCAGATCGACGACTTGAAATTCCACGACACGCGCCACGAGGCGATTACGCGCTTGGCGAAGAGGCTCAATGTGCTGGAGCTGGCGAGAGTGGTGGGGCATCGTAATTTGAATGAGCTACAGACCTATTACAACGAGACGGCTGAGGAGCTTTCCAAAAAGCTGCAATGAGGGTAAGGGGGAGGATCTATGCCGGAGCGAGATGATTTGTCAAAATCTTCATGGACGAGGACATCCTGTGCTTTTTGGCCGCCGGTTTGGTTTGAACGATTCTCGTAACGCCTAATAGGGTCTGTCTTCCGATGGCTCGCGCGCTGATTCAAGCGAAGTTCGCGCACGAGCGTGGAGGGGGCGGCGGCGTGATTTACTGCTGGGGATTGGATAGATCAAGGATACGACCGACCCATCTTGGGCTGCTGCGTTCTGGCAGTAATTCGACCGGAAAAGGGTCGAAACCACGATCAAGCGCGTCAGCAATTGCAACCCGAATTGCATCATGCGCCTTTTCCAAATCACCTTTCGTGACCCAGTCGTCGCCGAATTGCATTTGGTACTGGCTTTCGACGGAGTCTAGGGGATCGCCCATCCACAGGGACACTTTCGCTATGTGCCCGATGAAGAGTACATCCGCATGCCGATATTCTCCCGCCCCGAGCTCTAGATTGAATCGCATGTTTGCCTCCTAACGCGTCGGTTATTTAAAGCTGTCGGAATCCAGAACGACGTAGCCGTTACCCACTTTATGGGCGTTGAACGCGACTCCTTTTATGCGATCGATATTCTGCTTAAACGACTGCAACGGGGCCAGATCACGGCCATTGCTTAGCACGTCCAGCGCACTTCGGCTAATGCGGAAGGCGCGCCAGACGTCCGCGTCGAATAGCTCAAACGCGATGAAATCTCCAGTAGTGAGATCGGAAACATTCCGCAAGTCGGGGTCGCTCAACATTTTTTCTTCCGTTGTAGAAACGATAAATATATCATGATTTATGACGCATCCCACTTGGAGCGCGAGCACCGCGCTATATCCAACGAAACGCCGGACCCGGTGCGTCAATCAAAGCGCTGTGCCTAGGACAACGCAGCACCGGCAAAGTGCTGATGCGCCCCAAGCAGTGCCACGGCTGTTTGGTGGCCGGCCATGTCGCTACGTTCAAAGCAAGCCGTTTTGTTTTTTTTCAAGAGCCACGTTGTAGCCAGGTTGCGCTAGAAGGTGGCAATAATTATTTGATATTCGCTGTTATCTTGATGATAATTTTACCTCTGGCGATTTCGCCAGGGCAAGAAATTGGCGTTGGCTGACCATCGCTTAGAATAGACTGGCTCAGTCATCTCAAGTGGAGATAGCGCTCATAGCGTTTTTGGGGAAGGCTAAAACATCTGGCGATCTTGCTCAATGCCATTTGGTCGCGAATGTGCTCGCGTCGAATTCTTCCTAGCGTAGGCACTGTGTAAGTTTTTAGAGGGGAATCTATGGGTAGGGTTATGGCGTTCGTGGACGGTGAGAATCTCCTGAACCGATTTGAAGCGATGGTGGGGGAAGGGCTAAAACATAGGGACCATACCCCGCAGGGGGGTATGGCGGAGCCTATTAAATATGACCCCAAGAAATTCGTGTGGTCACCATATACTATAGCTAATTTATATGGTGGCGATATTCTCGAACGCGTCACGTACTACACGACGATGACCGGAGATGTCGACGCGTTGGAAGACCTCAACACTGCTATCGGTTCCTGTCAAACACGCGAAATTCCTTACGCCAGCATCGGGCAACATCAGCTTCGTGTCCTTCCGAAAGTTTTTAAAAAAGAGGCGCGAAGGACTAAAACGAAGTCTGTCGATATCAGCATTTGCGTCGATGTGATGGAGTACGTGAAAAATGATGCTTTAGATGCAGTGTATTTGGTTTCTGGTGACGTGGATTACCGCCCCCTAATTGAAGCTGTCATGCGCGCCGGGAAGCGAGCATATGTGGCTTCGCTATCAAGTGGTAGAGGTTTAGGCTACAGCAATGTTCCAGACAGGTACGTCAATCTAGACTCTCTTTATTTTTTCGGAATGCCGAACGCCTTGATCCGATAGGTTCATTCGGTACACCCCAGCGGTGTGTATTTGCATCAACAAGATTTTACTTCGCCTAAAATACTTGCCCTTGATACAGAATACTCACGCGCCACGGCGTTGACGCTTTCAAGCAAGCTGGTTCCAATCGATGGTCGTCGCTATCGACGAAGCAAACAAGGCAAACAGATTTCCTGGTTTACATTTATGTGATGGTTTTTGCATCTATCCGCCGACGGGTTGATCTGGATCGCGTAGCGGACCGATTGACGACCTCATGATGTACTTCATGACCGCACATTTTTGTGTGAGGTAGAAGGTGAGGACGTCATGAACGATATAGAATTTGTCGAACGTTTGGCACATGCGCTGGCGGTATATGTCCGACCGGCGATTCCCTTGGCGATTGATCTGTGGGATATCGCGATCATTGCGCAGTATCTGAAGCGTGATCCCCAGGTGGTGCGGGAGCGGATGGCTTGTTTACCGGGATTTCCCAAGGCGATCCGGCTGCCCACAAAGACGGGCAGGGCGCAGCCGCTGTACAACGCTAAGGAGGTGATCGATTGGGCGCAGAGTTTTAAGGAGCGGAACTGATTGTCGGGACACTGCTTTCGAGATAGGCAATCAATCGCGAAAGATCCTGCTCGCAACGCTGTAGCGACCGGTCAACATAGCCACGCCGATGGTCAGGAAAATATCGCGCGGACCGATACCTGTGTTCAATTGTCACGCCAAAAACCGCTTCCTCTTTCCCAGGTGCGCACCCACTTCAAGTGACCAAGCCGGTACGCCGTGATATCGGCCCGTCCTGTTTTGGGCGACGGTTCCCAAGGCCAGTGATTACTGCTGTCTTCGCATGCCTCATCTAAAATGGTGCTCGCGTTGAACATAGAGGGTGCAGCTTCGCTGTCACTTGGATTCGTACGGTTGGTCGCGATCCTACCGTAACACTTTAAGTCATCAAAGACGTCATGTATTTCACGAAAATCAGCCTGAAGAATTTTGGTCCATTCGCCGATGCGGAATTCCATTTTAAGCCGCACGCGATAAATTGGATCGTTGGCAACAATGGCTCAGGTAAAACGCAAATGGCGGGAGCGATGCTGGCTGCCATTGTTGGGAGCCCTGCATTGTCGTTGACTGCTGGGGGGATCGGGCCTTCCTCGGTTGCTCTCGTCATGGAGGACGGGGCTATCTCCGAAACGGTGTGCCTTCATATCGCGGCATCATTACATGGTAAATCTGAAGTGTCGAAAACGGCCGAGCCGTTAGCTCTTCAGGCGCTTGCGGCAATGTCCGGAACCGAGAACCAGCGTCTGATGATTGGGCATATGAGGCAGACTGATTTTGGATCACTCGATTTTCGCGAGGTGGAAAACCTACTTCCTGACGCAATCAAGGATCATCCACTGTGGGCAGATGTCCGGCTAAAAAGTAACCATGCGAGTTACGCTGGATCTAGCATTGCGCATTCAGCAGCAGAGTTGATCGGCCAGTTCGCTGCGCGTCGAAGGGCCCGATTCAAGCTCCCGCTTATTGTCGACGAAGTGTTGTGGCGTTGGTCGAGCGACGAACGGGAGTTTTTCATTCCAGTTCTCGATGAGATTGCTCGTGACTCCCAAGTGTTTCTACTTTGCCCTGGCGGTGATGATGTTCGCGCCGGGGCAGGATCTGTGACGCAGCTATCCGTAGCACGGAGGGAGGCGACGTCGCTCGCAGCCTTTAATTCGTGGTACGACACGCGAAAGCCCAACCTGCGGTCGGTGCGTCAGGCAAAATGGGTTCACGGGACACAGTACCCGGCTCAGGAAAATCGCTCCTGCGAATTCAAAGAGGTAAAGGGGAACAATCCACTTGGCGCAATCAAAGGGGTTGTAGATCAGTACGCAGTCGCGTTTATGAATGCTGGCACAGCGCAAGAGGGTGCCATTTTTTGGGGAATCCGTGACTCGGACAGATCTATCGTTGGAGTCCAACTTCGGCCGCAGGACTGCGATGAACTGCGGCGCATTGTCACGGAACGTCTGCACCAGATTGTTCCTCCTATCGCTCCGTCTACCTATCGGATCGACCTTCATCCGGTGAGTAATGGTTCTACGCCGATCAATGATTTGTTTGTCGTGGAAATTCGAGTGCCATCGGTCCGGCGCACATTGCTTTTTGCGACCGGTGGGCAGGAGGTGTATATCAAGACGGATGCGGGAAAGCGAAAACTCTCTCCAATTGAGCTGCAGCAGGAGCTGATTCAACGACTAGGCATTGATCCGGTACTTTGAGTTGCGCTTGCGGTCATCGGAAATTGGTCCGCGCCGGTAAAACCGACCTTCTTGGGTGCCTTGGCGTGGGCGTAATATGGGCAGACACTTAAGCACTAGGAGCTTCCGGCGTGAGCCGCGTCCCACAGGCGCGTCATGTAGGACATCCGCCGGACAGCTTTACACACCTTGATCCGGGCGAGGCCCTTCGGGCACGTCCTCCTTCCGGGTCGCTGCGCTCCGTCCCTGCGGGACCGGGCCTGCGGCCCGCCTGCAGTCCTCCTCTCGCACCCCCCACGGCCAAGGGCCACGGCTGAAGTGCGGGAGAGGCTACGCCACTCCCGGAGGGGGCACACCAGGGCGGAGAGCCGCGCTGCGCGCGACACACCGCGGCCCCAACCTCCCAACGACCTGAAGTGAGGGCAGGGCGCTTTCAAAGGCCATGCCAGCGATACGGCCGCTGGCATGGCCTTTGAGCCGCCGCTGGCGCTATGAAGCCGGCCGCGTCCCGCCCTGGGGCGCCGCCGGCGCCGAGGCCCCCCCTGGTTCACCTGCCACAGGCCGCGCTGTGCGCCAATCCCGCCACGCGTCCCCCGGGTCGGGCGAGGGGAACGCGTGGCGGGATCAGCCGCGCACAGCGCAAAAATCTGTCTGCAGGATGAAGTGCGGGTTCCTTTCACTCTCAACTTTCATTCAAGGAGAACGACATGGATCACGACGAACAAGTCCTGGCCGCATTGGCGGCCGACGGCGGCACGATCAGCGCGCAGCAGGTACCCTGCGAGCAACGCCTGCGCTTCCTGCCGCAGCGCTTCGGGCCGCATTTCCTGCTGGCCGAAAACACGGTGTACGACACCATGGGCCGGCTGTGCGTCAGCTACACCGGCGGCTACTGGGACTTTTACCTGCTGTCGAACGGCGGCGCGTTCATGGCGCCGACCGGCGCGCCGGCCTACCACCTCGTTGGCGACGGCAACGGCTACGACGGCTGGCTGCCGGGCAAGGTCACCGGCATGGGCGTCACGGCCATGGCGCTGAACCGCATGTCCTTTATGCGCGGCGGCGCGCGCTATGCGGAGCTGTTCTACTGCCTGCGCGCCTACATCGGCCAGCAGCCGGAAGCCGGGCAGCTGTTCGCCCTGCTGGACTGA